ATATCCGGTAGCCGATGAAGCACCGTAATCTCCGGTAGCCGATGAAGCACCGTAATCTCCGGTAGCCGATGAAGCACCGTAATCTCCGGTAGCCGATGAAGCACCGCAATTCCCGGTAGCCGATGAAGCACCGTAATCTCCGATAGCCGATGAAGCACCTTTATATCCGGTAGCCGATGAAGCACCTTTTCTTGAATCACTATCAGATTCTTTTTTCGCTCTGCTTGATGTATATTCAATAGCCGCCTGTACGATTCCGGCAATACTCAACTTCGCTCCAATTTTGATTTTTGTAGATGCTATTTCCGTATCTTCACCCTTTTTACTGCTTATCTCTCCACTCTGTTCAACTTCGTGATATACGCTTTCTGACGGGCTGTAATAACTAAAACAATCAAGCGGATATTCGCAAGCATGAAAACCTTTCTCACATACTTCCGCTTTGTCAGTTTCGTACTCTTTTCCTTCTTCATACTGAAATTCACGGCACGTCATATCTTTGTTAAATCCCTTATAGCCTTTAATCGTTTCTCCCATTTTCAATCTCCCTTCCTAAAAATTTATTCACAAAATACAGCTGCCCTTTGCCAGTAATCTTAGTTGTGCGTGTAATTCTTACGCTTCCATCAGGGTTCTGCACGTTGCTTTCTTTCACTTCAAACAATCCCTGTTCGACATATCTCTGCATCGGCATGTTACGTGATGAACCACTCTTACACAGATATCCATTGTTCCGAAGCCACTCAAACAACCGCTTCTGCCCAATCTGATAACCATTCTGACAAATCAATTTTGCCAAATCTCCGATCAGAATAGATGTCCGACTTGTTGCCACTGCATCTGCAAATATCGCTTTCGGTTTCATCTGTTCAATTCTTGCCTGTTTCTGCTCGATAATCTTGTCTCTTTCAGCGATCTTGTTATGTGCCACAAGCAACGCCTTTGAAAGCAATTCATCGTCAGATAGTGTTTCTTGCCCGGCTATATAACCTCCATTTTTACGAATTGAAGGAAGAACCTCTGATGTTACCCAATCTGTAAAACGTTCTGCGGATTCTTTCCTGCTTTGAAAGATTGTCTTGTAAAGGTTTGCTTCACTGATAAATGTCATTTTCTGCATTCCACCCTTTGTAGGGGTATCCGCAGTATGGATACCCTTTTCGGATAACCTCTGCTTAACATTTCCTACATTAGATATTTCTAATGCTTTGCACACATCAGACAGGCAAAACATAGGTTCATTATTCGCTACTACTGTTCGAATTTCTCCAAATTCTTCGTTGTTAAAAATCTGTAATTCGTTCATTTCTACTCCTTTCTGTGTTATACTCTCCTTATAAAACGAAGGGAGGTGTTGCCATGGATATTGATTTAACAAAAGTTACAGAGGTAAGGCTTGTTCGAGTGGAAGAAACCTGCAACAATTTGATAAAAGATGGTTGGAAACTAATAAATGTGTGCAGTTATTCGGACCCATTCGAAAAAGAATCCGGCACGGAATTTACCCTTGCTCGGTTTCAATAACCTTTGCCATAATGTAGATTGTTGGTGTGGTGGATGTGTTCATGTTGAGATATGTCCACCCATCATCAAGCAACTTGTTTGCTTCATCCACGGTTACTTCTTTAATTGCTTCGATTTTTCTCATTATTCCACCTCGCTTTCTAAATCTGAAAAATCTGTAACCGGCATAGACAAATAATTCGCAATTAAAATCATTGTGTCTAACTTTGGCTTGCTTTTATCATTTTTCCAATCTGATAAAAGCATTGGCGAAATATTAAGATCTGTTGCTACTCTGTAAGGGGTAATTCCTTTTTCAGATAATTTCTTCTCGAATTTTGAATATGATTGACCATATTTTCTGATTTTCGACATAAAACTTCTCCTTTCCTTAAAAATTCATTGCAATTATTAAGGAAATCCGTTATAATGAAATCGTCGAATAACAATATAACAAAACAGCCTAGGTTTTAAGGATTTCCTTAATCTAGGTCTAGTATATTATGGTTTTCTTTAATTGTCAATAGAAAATTAAAGATTTCCTTAATATTTTGGAGGTGCGCGTAAAATGTACGAAATATACCAAAAATTACTAGACATGAATGGAGTAAAAAGTGCAGATGTTGCAAGAGCTACAGGAATATCTAATATGACGTTTTCGGATTGGAAAAAAGGAAAGTCTACGCCTAAGATGGATAAAATTGAGAAAATTGCAAAATATTTCGGCGTTACGACAGATTATATGATGGGAAAGAAGTCGGAAGTACCATCTTTGTCAATGGCGGACGAACATTTTGAACTAATCAAATTATACTCTTCACTTTCAGAAGCAGATCAAAAGGCTATTATGCAAATAATGCGCAGCATGAATAAATGATAAAGGGGGATTTTATATGGATAATCAGCAATCTAATAATTATATGATATGTCCTAGGTGCAATCAATATATTCCTTATGGATCTGCTTTCTGCATTTATTGCGGATTACAGTTTCAACCTCAAAGAAATATTCAAATTGATACAAAACAAAAAAAGAAAACTGAAAGCCCATTGAGCGCATTATCTGGAATAATCAGTCTTGTTGGTTTTTTCACTTTTGGATTTTTGATTATTGTAGGATTTATTATTTCTGTGATAGATTTGGCAATCGGACAATCTAAAAAATATGATAATCACATTCACGCTTGCTCTTGGTTTTCGGTTGTATTGTTTATAATTTTAATAATTTTAATGATTTTTGGCTTGTATAGAATAATATAAAAATAAAGGCAGAGATTTTTTCTCTGCCTTTTCTCAGTTCCACTCTTTGATGGCTAACTCAATAAACCTAATCAAGTAGTCCATCAATTTCTCATTTGTAATGCGCGCGATCATGTCGCACAACTTCTGCCTCTTCTCTTCCACGTCGTAACCCCCTAACACATAATTTCGCAAATCCATATGCCTATTATAGAACATACGTTCTTTTGTGTCAATATTTGATGGGAGAATGTGATAAATATAGGGCGATAGCACTTGTCTACCGCCCCGACCAGAATATTGAGGGGGATTCTGGTGTTCCTATTGGGAACATATTTATAATAGCACTGTTGCCTTAATATTTCTATTTAAATCGTGTCCAAAAGTTCGACAGACATCGACTTAATGAATTAAAGACATAAATGTATTATATCCAACAACTCCATCAACCGTAAGTTGATAGTCTCTCTGATACTGTTTTACAGCAGATTCAAGGTTAGAACCGAATATACCCGGACATTCAAGTTGACAAACATATCCTTTAAGCATCAACAGTATTTGTACCGCAGTGACCATATATTGTTTCTCTCCACGCTTGACATAATGACTTCCAAGAGCTGTCTTAGAACCATTACCCCAGATGCCATCAACAGCAATTCCTTTCTTGTAATCAAGATTGATTGCTGTCTGCAAAACCTTAATTCCGGCTTTGATTGTGTTGACTCCTCGGATTCCATCAACAGAAATTTTGACACCAGCAAAATTATTTGCGTGTGTCTGTCCGTTTCTCACGATTGCATCTTTTCCCGGCACATTTGGAACTGGATTATTTTCCGGCTTGCTGACGTCAGCAGAAACAGAACCATTTGTAATATAGTCAAACGGATAATTCTTTCCCGGACACGCTGTCAAACCGACATCTCTGTGTCTAACAACTGTTGTGATTTTATATTTGTTCTTTAAGTAATCGATAAGCTCCTTAATTGCATTTTTCTGTGCATCCGACATTGTTTCATTCTCGAAGTTTCCTTCTGCACAAATTCCGATTGAATTATAGTTAGAACCAGAAGCGTGCGCACCGATTGCGTATTCAGGACGCCCACGATAAATTGAACCATCCTTGCGAACATAAAAGTGATATCCGATTCCAGACCATCCTTTAGCTCTGTGTACGTTGTGAACAGCTTCAACAGAGCCATTCATTGCTGCATGGTGAAGAATAATTCTCTTTGTGCTTGATCTCTTTGATAAAGTTCCGAATTTTAAGTTTGTTTCAATAATATTCATAATTTTTCCTCCTTAAATAAAAAAATAAAACAACGACAAAAAGACCTGTTACATAAATAACAAGTCAAAAATTTATATAAATCCTTCTTAAAAATTTAAAAAGGAATTGTATTCAAATATGTATACTAAATTGTGTGAGTATTTCTAAACTCGAATATTATGGCAATAAAATCTACAAGAATCGGAAATCAAGCCGTAACGATTGAACCATTGAGTTCAGCCAGTTTCGATTATGGTATAAGTACGTCATATCAATTTTGTGAAATTATGTTTTTTGGATATGGCAGTTATAGACAGAGTGTTAAAATTCCACTTGTTGGAGGAACTATCAAATATATGACATCCGATACTGAGTGGGGCGGATCGTTTAATACTACTTTTAATACAGGCACATTAACAATCACCAACAAAAGCAATAAGCAAAAGTTATTTATTACTCATGTTTTAATGTTTCGCTAATAAGGCTAAAACAATGAGTATGTTCCAGGCGATCCTATGATTGCGTTGAATACCCACTTGTTAGATTCTTGAGATGTCGCAGGAATTATGATTCCGCTAAACCATGTAGTATTACTTCTGCATATTATTGCTTGATATGTTCCTTGTGAAGACACTAAAATGAACACTCGAAGTGAATATAAGGGCAGATTATCATTTGTTACATAATTCGTTATTAATGATACTATATCCATTGATGGATATGATAATATAATGTTATTCATATTCGAGTTTAGGGTACTTAGCGCTCCTGTCACAGTGCCGTCTCCAAGCGAAGAAATATCCGTCGTTCCCATCTTAGACAGAAGCCAACGAACATTTTTGAAGATGGTAGAAACTTTGCTAAAAATCGAAGCATGTGTCTCTCCGCTTGTCAATAATGCTGGAGCTGTAGAATCTCCTGTTGTGGAATCGTTAGAAGTGAATGTGACAGTGTTATCTTGGCTATCTCCATCGGTTGCTAAAGCTCCGATATTTGCGCACGTGATATTTACATTACCACGTCTGAAAGTTTTTTCTTTTTCTCCCTTTACACCTGTTACAGGACTTCCGGCTAAGACATCCCATTTACCGGCTTCTGTCTTATACACATTGCTTCCTGCCGGTTCTGTGATTCCTGCACCCTCAACAAAATCAGACGTTGTAACAAATTCATCGGATATATTATACATATCGCCGGCACTCGCAGAACTAACCGCCGGAAGATTCGCAAAAGTGACAGTTCCCATCGGTCGCAATGCACCGCTGAATGATTCAGAGATAGCTTTTGTTTGTTCATAATACTTCTTTGCGTTGGCTTCGGAAGTAGCGGCGTTAGATGCACTTGTGGATGCCGCCGCCGCTTTGGATGTTGCTGTGGATGCACTATTGGCTGCCGCTGTTGCACTTTGGGCTGCTTCACTCGCCTTTGTGCTTGCCGTTGACATGCTTTCAGCTGCGGATGATGCACTCTTGCTTGCATTGCTCTCTGACGTTGCAGATTTGGTTGCAGATGCACTTGCTGATGATGCACTTGATGCCGCTTCACTCGCCTTAGTGCTTGCCGTTGATGCAGAATTAGCAGATGCAGTCGCACTCTTGCTTGCCTGTTCACTGTAATACTTTGAGTTATCGGTATCTTCTCCGTCACGAACGCCTGCGCCACCAATAGCGTATGATTGTGATAACTTGGCATTGTCGTATGCAGAATTACTACTTGTCGTCGCTGAATTTGCCATAGATTCCGCTTTTGTAGCCTGTGCAGTTATCTTGGCAAGATAGCCTGTCTCCAACATTGCATCAGTAATCGAACCATTCTTAACAGATGCAGATATCTTACCTGTCGAATCGACAGAGAATGCAATCGTCGTGGAATCCTTGAACTCATATTGCGTGATAAGTGCAGACATGTCGACATATTGTTTAGAACCGTCTGATAACGTAAGCACAAGTCTCTGCGTCAAATAATCATAAGTGAAATTCGTTGCAATCTTCTCTAAATTCGTGTCATAAGTCTTAGTAGAACCATTCTTATATGTTACTGTAATTACACCATCTGCATCGTTGACAGATATATCAGCGACCATGCCATTGACGACTTGTGCGTCTGCTTTCAAGACATCTAATTGCACAATTCTATCATCCAACGCATCAATGCCTGATTCTATGTGGTTCATATCCGATGCATTTAACGGTGTGTCTGTCGATGGTCGATTCTTCCAAAATAATCGTTCAAATGCTTTTTTCCATCCTTGTGACATAGCTATTTACCTCCCAACTTCTTCTCTAATACTAAAATTCTTTCATTCTGCGATTGCACCGTTGCTACAAGGTCAGCAATCAATTCCTCATATCGAATTGCCTTACCTCCATTTTCCCCGGTGTCAATATTTGCGTCGCAGTAAACTCCCCAATCGCTCTGCATAGAATCGTGAAGCTCCTGTGCGATAAATCCATGATGCAAGCGATCGGATGTGCCATCTTTATACTTGTATTCAACAGGATTCAAGGCATAAATAAAGTCACTAGATTTGTGTGTGTCTAGTGACTGAATATTTATCTTGATGCTTTTGTCTGAGGAAATAACCGGCGAAGATCCCAAATATGCAGTTCCGTTCGTAAAGAAACCAGCCGTTTCCACTTTAGCATAATCTCCGGTTTTTGGGTATCCATCTTCATATACTCCAACGCTCGTCGGTGTAATTATCGTGTGCCTTAATTTTGCTCCAAGAATAGATATTAGCTCCTGCATAATTAAATAACCGACATTATCTTCATATGCTTCTGCTGACAATCTCATTTCTGAATACTTTTGTCCATTGTAATAAAATTCACTCTTAAATGTTTTTGCATTGATGTCGCCTTCGATGTTTGCGTCATTGCAAGTCATTTTTCCTTCTTTAGTCACGCTAAAATTGTCAGAGGTTATAGCAATATTCTTGCCTGTAAGATTTATTATTCCGCCGGACAGAAGATTGATTACGTCGCTTGCAGACAGATTTATATTATCTGCGTCAACCTTAAATTCCGTTCCACTACCTGTATCTCCGATAAGCGATACTTGAACAATTTTGCCTGTTGCAGAATCCACGCGTAAGACAATTTGCTGTTCAGTTTGTTCAATTCGTGTAGACAGTTCGTTTTCTGCGTCCGTTGCACGCTTAACTTCCGATTCCAAACCTTTCTCTGTGACTTGTACGGATGTTTTAACTCTTTCGGTTGTTTTATTAAGTCGTTGAAGTTGTGCGGTTACACCGTTCATATCTTTTTCAAGAATTTCTTTACCTTTGCAGATATAAGAATCTCGAAGTGCCTTAATTCCGGTTAAATCACGTTGAAAAACATATGTTTCAAATCCATATCCGTTTACTTCTCCGCTTATAAAATCTCCACATTCAACGTATGGTTGACCTTTTATCTTTGAAGAATTGATTGGTCGGTAAGATATAGACGAAATCTTACTCAACAGCGTATTCGCAAGTGCTGTAATCGTTTCGTGTGTCTGCCCCATAATCACGAAGTTATCTTGCACGTAATATGGATTTTGGTTATTCTCTGTGATTACCTGTGCGCCATCTGAATCAACGATTATTACTCCGTCGATATTTGATGTGAAAAAGTCCTCAACAAGCGGATGCTCATACATAAGTGACGTAGAAATATTGAATGAATTTTCACTATCTCCACTTCCGGCAGATGGGTATAAGTCGTTTGCCGGGAATAAATCATCAGCCGGCAACAACATAGAAGATTCAAGTGACAAATAATCAAGCTTGCCATATCTATCCATCCGACCAAACACACCGCTAATTTCACATATCTGTTTCATCAGAGAAAGTCCGTTGATTCCGTTTGACGAATCAAGCTCTTTGGTAAGCATTACATTATCTGCAATCAGCGTGACATCGTTCTGCTCCACTCCGACATAATTGCAAAGGCTATCCCTAAAATTCTTAACGCTGATAGGAAATGTAAGGCTGTCATACCAATCTTTAACATCAACATCGAAATACCGCATTTTATCGTATGCGGTCAGTTTCTTATAGTCTTTGCCAGCATATTTCTCAATCGTTTCCACGTAGAACACGCCCAACGGAATCTCTGTTTTTTTGGTGATAAGTACCGGCTCGATTTCATATCCTTTAATTCCGCTATTCAAATTGAATACTGTCAATTCAAAGCTGGATGCATTACAACCGCCAAATTTCAACTGTTCTTCTTCACAAATTGATTCGTGCAATGTCATTTGCTCTGAAAGCACGTCCAAACCCTTAATCGTTGGAAATGCATTATCCTTAAACCGCACTTCTAATTCGATCGGCGTTCCATCTTCGATATATAATTTTTTAATATCTTCCGAAATCTTAATCATACTGTTTTTACTCCATAAGAAATCCATGCCATTCTTGTTGATAGATACTTGATTTCCTTTTCATCAGCAAAGTACATAGTCGGTTCAAAATCAGCCATGTACATATCACTTGTCACATACTTATTTAATTCAGGCACATATACTTCAACACTTGCTTTTTTCTCAACTGCATTTGTATAGTTGGCTTGAATATTCGCAAAAATGCTTGACACCTGCGTATTATCAAGCATATTTCGTGTCTCAAATTCAACTTTCGGTGCAGTATTTTCCAAAGCCGTTCTATGTAAAATTCCATTTACATCACGTGTTGAATCCAAGTCTTGTCCGTAATTCGTTGCCTTGTAGCTTTCTGCCTTAATCATCGAAAGCGGAAATATGTAATTGCCAATCTTAATTAAATAGCCTTTATATGCCATCTAACCACCTCACATAAAAAGGGCAGACACATTTACGTGCCTACCCTATAAATTCTTAATATAACAATGGATTTGTACCTGTCCGGTTGTACGCTTGCCGGTTCGACCTCTTAACGCTCTCGAATATATCATTTGATGATATTCCTGTATCTTTTGCAAGAAGTTGTCTAAGCAAGTCATTCTGCTCACGCAATAACCGGTTCTGATCTGCCTGTGACATTGACATTCCATCTACAATTCCGCTTGAAATGTCTGTTGACATCCGACCGGTATCAATAACTGTCGACGTGCTTGTTGCCACATCTGTGTTGATTGATGATGCAATATCCGCTGACATATCAGCTAAATCTTGCAATGGGTCTGTAAACTGCAAGGATGTGTTGAATGCAGATGTCAAATCTGTAGCCATTCCGCTTGCATCACTTAACAACTTAGGCATGGCACTTTCCATACCCAAACCGATGCCGGGTGGCAAGAATTGACCGATTTCTTTATTCCATAATCGAGACGGAGAATGAATACCAAACGCACGTTTTAATGCGGATGTCAATCCTCTTGCAAGAGACACGATACCGCCGACAAGTCCGGCTGGGCCTGTGCTATTCCATTTGTTTGTTAAGCCGATTCTAAGTCCGTTGACAAGGTTCGCTCCGATCGGATTCCAATTCTCACGTTGAATTATTCCGCTCGTATTCTTTGTATGTTTTCTTGTATCGGATTCAACACCGCCCCATTGATTATTTGCTCCACCACGAAGTCCTCCTAAAGCGCCAACAAATGCGTTAGTCACGTTCTTTCCACCGTTTGATGAATCTACTTTCATCTTAGCAAATTTCTGTGCCATATCGGATGCCATACCATTAAGAGTTGTGCCAGAACTGTTTTTCATTCCTGTTAAAGCATTAATCACAGACAACGACATACCATTAGCTGAGCTTGTAGCATTTTTAGTCATAACAGAAAAATTGTTTGTAGAATTTCCTGCCATTCCTTGAATACTTGTTACAACCGACCCAGCCATTCCTTGTACGCTTGATGTCGTATTCTGTGACATATTTTTGACACTGTTAGATGCGCTGTTGTTCATGTTATTGTAATCGGAAACTACACTATTTTTAGTCTGCTTAACAAGCGACGTTATTTGATTTTTCCCATTTGCAACAGAAGCTCCAACATTGGCTAATCCGTTTTTAGTCTTTCCATCGACATCTTTCCCCGTTTGTTCCACATATCCAGGAATCAATTTTAAAAATCCGCTGAATTTTTCAGTCATTTTCCATGAAGCATTTTCGATTGCTTCACTAAGCACACCAAAAGAAGATCTTCCTGTTTTTCCTATGCTTTTTAATGGTTTTTCACCCATTGCAACGGATTTCCATACTTTTTGTACCTGCGGTGGCAGATCTGATATTTTTTGCTCCATAATTTTTATGTTGCTTATTTGTTCTGCTACCTGTTCTCCTATGCTAGTATGTCCTTCTTTGATTGTTTCTACCAATCCTTTGATAGCTTTGAATGGCGTATCGTATTCTCTATAATACGATGCCAATTCGCTGTCTCCCTGTGATTCTGCAAGAGATGCAAGACCTGTATTTACTTGTTTTCCGATCAATTCTCCAAGTCCAAGACCTGCAGCAATGGCAATCCCTATTTGTCCCAAAGAAGCGGTTGCGGCGCTTGTCTTAAAGTAAGCCGCCATTCCACTAAGCAAACCTCCTCCTGCCGCATTTCCTACGGAAGAAGATGCAAAATGAGTAACTATTGCATTTGTGATTGCGTTTTTTGCAGCCGATGTTAGTTGCACAGCCGTAATCACAACGCCAAGAGAAGCAATCGTAAGGCTAATAGCCTTTGCAATGTTTACATTCCCCTCTTTGTCTACAAGCCACTTTGCAACTACATCTGCAAACTTACTGAACGGTGTATTTTCGTACAGCCAATTTCCAACCTTAAATCCAATTACCGCTGTTGTAATTGAGATAGAAATTGCTTTGCTAAGAGGAATGGTTTTATCGCCAATTCCTGTTGATATTTCCTTTGCAAGCAAATTCTTTAACACGCCTGTGGCAATCTCTTTACCGCCATGCATCCATTTAAAAGCACCGATGGCAATTACAACCGTATCAAGGTCTAATTCGGTAAGGAAATCAACACCACCTTTTAATACATCCGACCATGATATGTTTTTTAAGGCAGTAAATATTGTATCTTCGATTCCATCTACCCAACCATTGATAGCCTTTGCAAACTTCTTAAAATCAAAGTTTTGGAAAAATCCGTTTATTCCATACGCAATGGACAATCCAAGGTCGTCAAAATCAAAGTTATCTGTAAAACTAAGTGATGCAGTAATTGCAGTGTTTAACGAATTTGCAATAGTTTTTCCTGTTGCGTAGAAAAGCTGTGGAGATATAAGACCTGTTAAAAAGTCTGCCAATCCTTTTCCAAAATTCTCCGCACCCTTGTAAGCACTATCCCAATCAATGCTTTCAAGTTCTTTCGTCAGATTTATTCCGATGTATTCTCCGAGTCCTCTAAGGTTAGAAATGGCACTCTTGTAAAGTCCGTCTGTCTCTGTGACGTTAAACTTCATTCCACCACTTGAACCACCGGAAGATGCACCGCCACTACCACCAGAACCACCACTACCACCGGGACTATCGTTAGGCGTATTCAGTACATTCAGTTCGTCGAAGCCTTGTAATTGTTGCTTCAACTTTTTTGCGTTATCAGCCGCTTTGCCTGTGCCGGACGCAAGATCGTCCGCGCCCGTTGCTGCATTCTCGAAATCATCTGCAAGCGCACCACGTTGGATTTCCAATTTCCATCCGAATATTGCTCCTAAAGCATTAACAATACTTTCTGAAAAATTGATAACCGCATCCAAGCCTTTATTAAGTGCTTGAAGCAAAGGCTTTAACATGTTGATGCCGGCATTACCCCAAATAGCACCAAGTCGCTTGAAATTCTCTCCAAGTAAACGCACTTGGTTATTCCATGTATCGGCGGTTCTTGCGAAGTCTCCCTGTGCCATCGTGGTCTGCGACATGACGTACTGATACCGTAACATCGTCTTTTCAGCCTGTGACATTGAATCAATGTTTGCGTTCATGCCATTATTCAACGCCCATTGCTTCAACGTAGCCTGTGTAAGATCAAGACCATATTTACGAAGTGGAACTACCATTCCGGTATATACCGCTTGTAAATCTTCCGCAACGTCGGCTTGCGACTTATCATAGAACGATGCAATATCGCCAGCCAGCTTTGTAAGATTCAAAGACACATCTGCCATATCATCAGATGCTTGCACATATCCATTTGTGGATTTCGCAAGGAAGTTGTTCGCATCTCCGACTTGCTTTGCGGTGATGCCCATAGCAAGACCCATTGATTGATATGTTGATGCATATTTTTTGAATGACAATTCGGACATTCCAAGCGTATAAATCGCATTCTTAGCCTGTTCTTCGACTTTATCCATAGATGGTCCGAAACTGTGCGATACTACGTTCTGAACCTCCGTCAAAGCTCCACTTATATCTATTGCTTTACGGAATACTCCTAACGCTCTGAATAACATCCAATATGTCGCATATACTTTACCTATTGCAGATGCAAGGTTGAATGAATGCTTCGATGCTTTCTTTGCTGAATTTCCCCAGCTATTTAGCGATGATGTAAGTCCACGTGTCACACTTCCGACACGATTACCGTTTGATGCAAGCTGTCCGATCGCCTGTGTCATTTGGATAATGTTTGCATTAACTGTCGGTGCGGTTGACATTGTTTGCATAAACCGCTTCAATGCTTCCGCAAGTGCATCAAGATTTGCGGCGGTCTGTGCGGTTCTGTTTCCGGCAGATGCAAGAAGTCCTAACGCCGATGCAAACTGTATTGTATTTTCTGATACAACTCCAGCCTTTGACAGCGAATTTATAAGTCTTTTAAGGTTTGCACCTAAAAGCGGTAATGCTGTGCTTGTTGCCTGTGCATTTGCTCCTGCACTTGCTAATCTCGACACCGCATTTACGACTTGGATTGTGTTACTTGCAACACTTTTAGAACTACTTAGCGCAGATGTAAGTTGATTTATGTTTGCGCCTAACTGTGCAAAATTTACGGAGTTAAGACCGCTCACGTTTGAATTTGATAATCTTGTAATCGAATTTATAAAATTCACAAGACCTTTGTTGTCAAAATTCAAACCGCTAAGCTTTGCAATTCCACTTGCAAGCGGTGTCAACGTGCTTGATAACTGCGATAGCTTTGTTCCATCCACCGCTTCAAATTTCTGTATACCCTTGGCAATTCGTGTAAAATCAGACAGTTTTACGCCCTGAAAACTCTGCATTGCGCCACTAAGGATATTCACACCGCTAGCCAGCTTTTGCATGCCTTTCGTGTCTACACCACCAAGAGATTTAGACAGAACACCCAGTTTATTTATGAGTTTGTCGATTTCGTTATTCGCCTTTTGTGCTTCTGCTCCGATTTTAATCTGAAGGCTATCAATTTCCGTTGCCACGATCACACCAACTTTCTGTCACATAGTAAAAAAGACGGCACAAACCTATGTTGTACCGTCTGTATTGTTCTTATTTTTTGGATGCTCCAATTCATAATTTGCCTGCATAGCAAGAAGTCCAGCCAGAAACGCTTCGCGTTGCTTTTGCAAATCTTCTTCTCGCGTTTCCATAGCCAAGATAACAGGTTTTTTCATATATTTTCCTTTTGGATTTTTTGCGAAGTTTGCTTCGATTGCAACCGCAACTGCGGACATAGTATACTGACCGTTCATCCAATTAAGAGCATCTATCTGTTTGATTTTTTGCTTATATCCGTCTCTTACATATTCCAGCTTACGCGGATTCATATGCTTAAATTCTTCATACGAAATTCCCATAGAATATGCCGAAGGAAAGAAACCCTTCCATATTACTTCGCGGACGCTTTGGAACTCTTCTTGTGGTCTTGTGGCACTACCTTCTGTGTCTGTTCCGCATTCTCTTCCTGCTCCATTGCCTGATTCATGGTCTCGATCATTTTCTCGATTCCACTCATCACGAAAAAACCATCATCCTCCATGCATGGCATCAACACTTCGTTGTACACGTCCGTGCAAGATTTCTTTTCCTGCTTCATATATTTCTTTAACAGAGCTTTTGCTTCATCCATAGAAACCGGGTTATGTTCCAAGCATCCTGCATAAATAGCAAGCACGCAAATCTTAGGAATTGTGGCAAGCATCTCACTTGTTCCATCAAGCATTGCCACCGCAATATTGTTTCCTGCCTGTGCCGACCGTGCAACATAAAGACCGGATTTAACCTCAAACATTTTCTGCACAAGGTCACCCAATTCTACTGCATCGAAACCAAACTCTAACTTATATTCTTTTCCATCAACTGTAATTGTTTTCATAATTAAATACCTTTTACCTTTCCTCCTATGTCTTTCACATAGGAAAGGGGCAGACCGAAGTCCGCCCTTTCTGTGCAATGTTTAATTATTCATCAACATACGATGAATAGCTGTTTACCGCATTCGATTCTTCGTCACTCATCACTGCGGTATCAGAATCTAACGAGTGACTAACTATTCCCCCGGTGTAAATGCCACGGATTCGTCCATTCCCTTATACTCTTCAATCGTAAGATTCATCTCGATTGTAAGCAATTCGTTCTGTCCGATTTCCGGCTGTGGAATCTGCTCCGGTGGCTGTGCTACAACAAAGAACGACTTCTCAATTCCCGGAATGATCGTCTCAAACCACATTCTCTTTCCACCAGACAATGCCTTGTACTCTGTGATAAGAGCCTGCCATTCTGCGATTGTCTCCGCCGTAAAGTTTACTGTTACAGGGAATGAACCACCTGTGTCAGCACGTCCTTTAACGTATCTTGTTGTTGTATCTTCCAACGCAGATGCATCAATCTGTTCCGGGTCGATCGTGATTCCACCCAATGCGTTGATACGTGTCAACTGCTTAAAGGATGTTGGTTTTGTTCCGGCGGTTGCTTCTGTACCATAGCCGAATGTAATTTCAAGTGTTGAAATACCTGCTGCTGCCATCTTCTTTTACCTCCTTAAAAATATGCATAAAAAAAGAACCCGAAAACAGGTTCTTAAATTATTTATCCATCAATCTATCATTTGCTCCGAGTATTCTTCTAAATCTCGCAACGCTTCTGTATACTGTTCCGTCAGACTTAAATTCCGGCATTGACGTTACTTCAAACCTCATTGTCTTAAATACGTCTGCGACTATTGCAAGCATAAGCTTCGCATCATACTGTGATGTGTTCGTGAACGTTTGAACCTCAAACGTGGTTAAAACACCATTGATATTTTGACCGTCTAGCGTCCGACCTTGCTCTGTTCCTGGCAATTCGTGAACGTATATAGTCGGAAATGTTGGTTTTGACAATCTGCTTTCGAGATTGGTGATCGTAACACCTTGTTGCCACTTCATACTTGGAAATTTCTTTCTTAAATTCGGGATAGCGTATGAGTTGAGAATACCTAAAACTTTTGTTTCATTTTCGTACGCCCATGTATTATCAACCATTCTTGAATACCTCTTTTACAGTTTTCTCAACCAATTTCATAAGTTGAAGCGATGTGTAATACATAAAAGGTCTGCTTGGCATACCCTTTGTGATATGCAGTTTCCCATCATCGCCGATATAAGTCCAATAATATTCCCCAGCCTTAACAAACGTATCTCCATTTATAGATATGTCTTGCGTAGCCTGTCTAATTGTCTTACCACTTGCATAGTCCCACGTTACGCCGTCCGGAAATTCTCCCGGATAAGGATGCTCTTGACCAACAATTCCGGTTCCGAACTCAACCATCAACGCATGATCCGTACCAGCCACAACCGCCCATACACCGCCACCCTTGACACTTCCAACATATTCAGAGTGAATGCTTTTAATCAAATCTTGATTAAATATCGCATCAAGGTCTGCAATCTGTACTCTCGCAATCTCTACGCCTTTTTCAGCCAACTTTTGAGCCACCATCTGACATTTATACGTCAAACTATTTTGGTAGTCTCTAAGCTGTTTTATAGCGTTCTGAATGCTTGATTGAGACAGACAATTCATACTGATTGTCTTTTTACGTGCCATGCCATCACCTACTCTGCGTTCTTCACATTCTTACGGAGCAAATAAAGGTCAACTGTCAATCCTTCATCTGCCACGCCCTTTACGATGTAATCTGCCGACGTGGAATCAATGATCGTCTTGTCGTTTTCCTTATAGCCAACTTCCGACCGCTTCCATATCAATGAACCTTCCACAAGTGGAAATGCGTTTTTGTCTGTAACTAACTGTGCATAATTGGTTGAATCATCTATTCCAAACTCTTTAGCTGTTGCTTCGCTTAGCTTGTTACTTATGGATGAATAAAAAATAACAGGCTCCGTATATGCTTCAATCGGTTCTCCTGTTACTTCTGGTATCTTATTGCCATCTTCATCCAAATATGGAATAAACGTGCCATCATCGTCTGTATATCCGGTATATATGATATTCCCATCATCGTCACGTCTGTACTGCGGTTGCAATCCAAGGCTAAGTGAATACATCATCTTTTGCTTGTTGATTTCCAACGACATTTACTTCACATCCTTACCGAAACGTTTCCATAATTCAGATAGCTTTTCCCATCCGAACATGGCAACAAAGGCCACAATAAATCCTGCAATTACGGATGCAACGATCATATACCATAGCATTTCAGCTTTGATATACTGCATATAAGCGATGAACGCTGTTACAGTAAGAGCGATTGAAAGCACAAATACAACCAAGTCTGTTGGTACACTCTTAAATATGCCTTTAATTACCTGTGTAATTACAGACACAGTAAATGCTAAACCTCCAACTACAGCAAGTAAAATAGTTGCGTTGCTTAATAATTCCTGCATTATTCTTTACCTCCGTTCTTTAAGTGTATTTGCTTAATTTCCTCATACATTTTTGTTATCATTCCGTTTCCGCCAAGAGCGTGATAAGCGTCGTACATTTCAGAGAAATTCTGATATGCGTAAGATGGTATCTCTCCCAGCGAAACGTATTTATCGTGGTACTCTATAAGCTGCACACGCAAAAGTAACATTGTTCCTTTGCTGTTTGCATCCTTATCTTTCTTTTGTTGCTTTAGAAGCCAGACAATATATCCGAGCATTATCGGAAGAACGACTGTATATGTCTGTAACAAAAACTCTTTCATTCTGTAGCTCCTATTTTCTTTTAGTTGATGTGCCGCCCACCACCCTTGATGCACACCGCCTGCTACCGCATCTGCACTGCAAACACAATAACGCACAATCTTCTTTTATAATGCCTTTACAAACGGATATACACCCACAAACAAGCTGTCTCTATCTCTCCAATGGCGCGATACTCCATTTTCTGAATAGCTCGTCATATAGTTCTCGCCAGCTTGTGAATAGTCGTACACAACAAGGTTTACTATGACACCCTCAAAAGAGTTCATATCTTCTTCAATCATTTCCTGCGTGTAAGAATCAGGGTAACACCGCTTTGCAATAACATCTTTTTTTGCTTGCTCAATTAGTTGTTCAATAAGCGGATTGTTTTCGATTTTATCAAACACAACAACATCTTTTCCGTCAACCTTCTCCATATGAAATTGTTTCAATCGAATTTTGACTTGTTCTAATGTTGTCATAATTATTCTCCTATAAGCCCAAAACACTAATCAAACAATCTTTCAGCTCTTCACCTGTTTTTTCTTCTGCATTTTCAATTCCGTATTCAGAAGCAAGTTCTCTAAGATTCCCAACAGGCATACGCTTAATTTCTGTCTTTGTAAAATTTTTTTCCGGTGGCGTCATAAAGTCAGAAGTATCAGAGGAAGTGTTTTTATCCACTTCCTCTGCAATCTCATCTCCAACTTGATACCACACGCCATTATATTTAATGCCGTATTCAGCGATCATAGGCTACTCCTTAACCTTCATTACAAGCACGCTATCCATTCCCTCAAATGTAGGCAGACCAATCATAGATACTACGCAATGAGTATTGATTGGATGATTTGTTGCGTATGTGTAAACTGATACACCTGTCTCGACAATAGACAGATTTCCGTCCGTGAGACTTCCGCTTCTCTCTTCTGGTGTCTTACCAAATACATAATCTCCAAGGAAAACGCCTGCTGTCTGTGCAGATACGATTCCTGTTGGCACAAAATACTTGGTTGTTCCTGTTTCATCAATATACAGTTTGTCGTATACCTCAATCTCGATTCCGTATCCACGAAGATACTCTGTAACTTGTGCCTGCTGCAATCTGATACCGCCATTATAAGCTGTGATACCAAGCACCTGTTTCTTTGTATCCTCTGCCTTGAGTACCATCTCCCATGTTTCGGTGTTCATCGTAAATCTTGTAAGAGAATATCCTGTAGCCTTTGCGAAATCTCTACGTGCTGTAATCAGATCATCAAGAGGTGCCGCTGTTGAAGGTTTATCCCATGTGCTTGTTCCTGTAATAGCCTTAAAGTGCTTTTGCTTATGTTCTGCTCCTTCATCCGATGTATAATCAACATAATATGGCTTGTTGTCGATAACGACCTTTACTCTTGGAATACCATCTTCCGGTGCAAGCAACTGCCAAATCTGTCTCTCTGGTACAACAAGCGCACCCTCGATGAGGTTCATAGGTTTCTTGCTGATTTCTCTAAGGACATCATTTGCAAGGCTTGAATTTTCTGCGCTTCTGTAGTTATCGTAGTCCTGCTCTTCTCTTTCGGTAACCATATATGATTCCCGGTAAAAAGGCATTTCATTTTGAATGTCAGAGAAACCTCCAACATCTCTCAACTCTGCCTGTGCATCAAAGTTTGATGCCTTTAATGAAACCGGAAGTCCGTTCTTTCCCTTAATGAATCTAAGAGAAAGAGAACTCTGCTTTCTCGTTCCAAACTTCTGTCTGCCAAGATAAGGGGCAGAACCTAATGTCTTTTGGTAATTGTCCCACATCACGCCGAGGCTTCTCGCTGTAAATGCTTCTGATAATGGTAATGCCATGTTCTTCTACCTCCTAAACACTTTCTGTTGTAGCTTTAATTGCCGGCGCACCATAGAATGTTACTCTTGGTGTTGCCGATCTTGCCTTGTCTGTAATTGAAAGTCCTGTAACCTTAGTCCAGTCAATCGTTCCTTGATATACGTATGTTCCTGGGGCATCTCCCTGTGTAACATCAACGTCGTGGAGTAAATACCCAACGCAGTTTTCGTCGTTGCTTGGGAACGGCGTACCAGCTTTTACAATTTTTCTTCCGTTTTCGTCTGGGCTTGATACGGATGCCTGTGTTACAAGGCACGCTGCGCCTTCATACGGAAAAAACTTCAAAATTCCTTTTTCCTGAGAAAAATCTCTTACGATTGGTTTTCCCATCGTCTCTACCTCCTGTTAAATCACATAACTGTTTTTTGCCTCTGAATTAGATGCTGGATTGCCGAAAGTGATTTTTTCAGCATTCTCAACATCTGCTGTCTTATCTTTATCTTTGCCACCAGCACTTCCACCGCCCGGAACATCTTGATGCTTAGCAATCTCCTGTTCCTTAGCCTGTGCCGCAGCTGTTTCTTTCTCGGACATAATCTTTCCAAGAGATTCATAATCAAGGCTTCCATCGTCCTTGACTACTGTCTTTGCCTGCTCAGCCGTAATCTTGAAGTTAGTCATGGCGGCTTCTCTCTGATCTCTGATTGCATTATTTTTCTGCAACTCTGCGATCTGCTGATTAGCCGCATCCAAGGCTTTGTTTGCCTTTTCGATTTCTGACAGGTTTCCAGCTTCCAATTCATCCAGTTTCTTCTGTAACTCGTCCGCTGTACCAGCCTTTTCCCTGTACTGCTTTGCCTTGTTCTTCTCCGTCGCAACTTCTGAATTGTTCTGATTTAACAGATTAGTAATCTGATCATCAGTCGCATCCGGAAATAGTTTCAATACGTCATCTCTTGTCATAATTACCTCCGTAAACTCACGCTTTTGATACCGCAGGTCGCTCCTGCCGAGTTTCTCCTATTTACCGCATAGGTGCAAAATTTATAAAAATAAAAGCAACTACCGATTATTCAGTAATTGCTTTATCTTTCTTATTCATTTGATCTACTATTTCTTGTGCCTTTGCTTTTTGTGCTTCTGCATCATCAATAGTCTTATACAGATTTTTGAGATACGGTTTTGATAAGTTAAATGTCTTTTCCGCGTCTCCCCACAATCCTACTGTTGCTATCGCAATAAGCGGATGTATGCCAGCTTGCAACAATACTGTAAGTGTTTGTGCCTTGGTGTACATATTATCCTGTGGACTATGATTTATCTGTACATCAAAATCTCTTGTTGATAGTTTCAGGTCGTTATCATTCACTCTAAGAATATTTAACACAACATTTGCAAGTCGTTTTTCTGCCGATTTGACAATCGGGTCTTTCAGTTTCGCCCTTGTCTTAGAAAAATCCCATCCATTACGAAGTTCTACAGCTCCTTGCGTATCTCCGCCGGTATTCCCTTGTTTATTCGGTATCGCTAGAATAGATAGTGTATTATCCCATATATCATCCTTTGCGACTTGACATTGTGTTTGATTTAATTCCTGTGTCATAATATCGACATCGGATTTATTATCTCCATTGTTTGACTTAACTGCCAAAGCATGGCTTTTCTTCATTTTCTCGAACTCTGCTTCGTCGATTTGGCAATTCACAAATTTTATCCAATACTGCACAAATTGTTCAACGCCATCCATTCTATTGGACTGCATATTGTTTATCGCATCCAGCATACCAATAACAAGCTCGATATCGGAAATTCTTTCGTGATTGTTAGGAAACTCAACAATCGGTATTCCGCCGTATGTGTGAAGTTTGCTCTCAATCAATTTTCCGTCTTGAATCTTATAAGATGTCGTATCGGAAAATGCTAATTTATACCAATTTCCGTTTTCGTCTTTTAACTCCTGAACGGAAAGCATCGGTTCTTCTGTGCTGTCGTTATAGATTGTGAAAGTATTCATCGGTGTTGGTGCCACAATTAAAAATGGAACATCTGAATTTGCTTTAGGTCTTGCCGCCTTAAATGATGTTCCTGTTGCGGATTGCCACTCTCCAGCTTTGATGTCTTTTTCTTGCTTGTTTGCATCTGCCATAAAATCATTGAGCATATCCACAGCCTTGTTGACTGCTTCATCATCTTTTCGGCTAATGAATTGAATCGGCTCGCCGTAGGTCTGCCCCACTTTGAACTGAACAATTTCGTATGCATGATTTTCCACGATTCTGTTTGTGATATCTTCATTTGTTAACTTCTGTCGATACAAAATCGGTTGATCTCCCTTGTAATAATTCCAAAGATATCGGATAACAGATTTGTTGTAGTAAAATGTTCCAATGCATTCTCCAATAACTTTGACAACATTATCTGCGGTTATCTTATCAACGCTTGTATATGCAATTTTTCTTCCGTATCGACCTTGAACAAGGTCTTGTAGATACATTCTGTTATTCATTCTGCCACACCTAAATAATCATTACTCCGCTAGAAACTTCTCTTTGCGGTCTGTCTTTTATCTTTATCTCGTTGTCTGCCGGATTGAACAAAACTCTTTTACCGCATTTCCGGCAACTATATGTCATTATGAATGATGACCGCCCATCATAGATGCCAACCTTACGTTTGCATCTCGGACAGTAAATTGTTTTACTTTTCATCCTATGCTCCTAAAAAATTGCATTAAAAAAGCACCGCGATAACGTCACGATGCTTTTCCAAGGATTTTTCTGTGAAAGAAATTGAAATGTCTTTAGACAACATTTGCATTTTAACTATACTATATGTTCTGCAGCGAAACAATATGCAAACATACGCAAAATAACGCAAATGTACGCAAACTTACGCATAATATAATTTTCCAAACATTTTTTCGAATGTTTTCATTGCTTTTGATTTAAGTAAATCAACTTTTCTCGTGCTACAATTCTTAAACTTTGCACACTCTTTTATGTTATATCCATCAACAAAGTATAAATGCAGTATCTCATACTGTTCCATATCTTCCATCTGGTCGATCTGCTTAATAATCTCCTGTTTTTTTGACACGTAAATATCAATCAAATGGTCGATTTCTTTTTCCGTGTCAATAATCTTTGCAACGGTATCTCCCAACTTGTCACGCTTAATAGAAGTTTGCACTCGCTCGCCATCACCGGTACCACCTGTAGATGTTGCAATTTCACGTAGCCGATTTTTTTCTGCAATATTCCTGTCAATCTTAATATCAAATTCTTTGATTTGCGATAAGTATTTTGCTGTTGTCATTTAATAGCCTCCTGTCCTAAACGGATTTGCCGTTGCTGTTGCCGTTGCAAGATTATTTGGATTTTCTATAAACATTTCAAGCTGTGTAAGTCCATCGGCAGCATCATCATGTTTGTTCTCTCCAATTGATACAAACATAGTCAATTCATCCATAGCCGCTTGATATTCGTCGTTTCTTCGATATCGAACAACGCCTAATTCTGCATCTTTCTGTAACTGATCTTGTGTAACCTTCTTTGATTCAAGAAAAATAAATTTTCTTTTTATATCGCCAGAATATGCTATGATTTTTGATAGCTTTTCAACTTTGTTTGGTGCCTTCCTGCTTGTACACGAACATTTATATTTCTGATCCTGCAACCGTTCATCAACATATTGGCAATATAAATCTCCGCCTGTGTTTCCCTCGAATCGTGTTTGCCTTATTCCGTTTCCTATAATTCTTCCCACCACTAAAGGCAACGTGACCTCTTTTGCTCCTTTATTAAATACCCAATCATAGATATATACATCTCCGTTATCATATTCTGCACCAATCGGCATTGATAAACTATCTCCGCCGCCCCATGCAACATCCACAACTCCAATACGGCGAAAATCTCCATCCGGCAATATTCCGTTGAAATATCTTAATTCGTACGTAGGGAAAAGCAATCCTTCACGCACAAATGGTCGCTGCATAAATTTAGCTTCCCACTCTGCCTTATCAAGTTTCTCCCTCATATCTCTATAGTATGCAGTAGAAAAACCATTTATTTCATAATCAAAATTACTTTCGTCGTTTTCATCAAGTGCCGGTATTCTTCTAAATCTGTACTCTGGATTTCCGTCATAAGATTTCCGTAATCGTTCCAACGGGTCAAGGACATTCCATAATGTACCGACCATCAATTCCCTTGCTCCGTCATTTTTACGGTCAACCATCTTATTCAGATATTCTTGATACGTATTTTCCATTCGAGTAGGGCTAAGAGAATGTTCACGATCTCTTACCAAGTCATCTACGTACAAATATCCATCTTTCGATACATCAACCGCACCGGTCCATGTTCCATCAATACCTCGGCAAGTAATTGTTGCGAATCTATCTGGATCACCCAAAGTAATTGTAAATTCATCCGCACTTTTGTCTGTTACAAGAGATTTATTTGCATATTCTGGATTCCAAAAGAAAAATAATTCATCAAATGCATATTCTTCTGTCGAAAACAAATTCATAAGTTCCTTATAAAATCCTTTTGCAAGGATTCCAGAGTGTCCGCCCATTGCAGAGTGGCTATTTGGTCTACGCATTGCAACCCAGGCAAGGAAAAATATGCATATTGTTGATTTTCCGACACGGGATGGCATTGACAAGCCGTAAAATTTGATCTTTCTGTTTTCCAAATCTTCAAGGTCATTTACAACAACCTTCAAAGTCTTTCTTCTTGGATAATAAAACCGCTTACTCCAATTACGTTTACGCTCCATGTAATACATAAAGCTCTCAAAATTGTAATAGCTTTCCAATTTTAGAAGATCATAATATTTGTCTATCAGGTCATATGGCGTATTATGATCTTGTGCATATTTCTCTAAATCCCATATAGTTCCGCCTGTCTGCTTCATGCAAAATTGCTCTATAATGCCCTTAGACCGCTTTGTGATTTGTAACCCATACTCAATATCCTTTTCGCCATTGATAGCCACCTTACAGGCTTCTACGTAGGCAGATATTACGGATTCATCGACAAGATGTGTCTTTATAAAATTGTCATATTGATTTACTGTGTTTATTAGTTCTTTAGATGCCATAAAGAAAAGCACCTCCGCTCATTCAAGCAGAGATGCCGAAAAGAAATCTCTGCCTATAATTCTTCTAGGTTAGCGACTAACTCCATTTGTTAGCCGGTAATGTTTTTATTAAAATTGCATCGCTTCATTGCAAGACAGATGTAATTTATTCAGAAGCGCATCATAATCATCAATTACATATCTTGCAGGAATCATATATGCTTTAATGCCATATTTTCCTGCTGTTTCACTTTCAATGCAACAGCCGTTCCAATCGTAGCATTCTCGTATACCAATAAACACATCGGCTTCTGCAAGCATATCAATAGATTTTGCAAGAAACCAAACACCTCTATTACAGTCTTCCTTGGGTTCTTCATCAATGTAGCTATCAATCAGTTCCATCTCTTCTCCCTCGTAAATTTCTGCAATCTTTTTCATCTTCTGAATGCTTGATTTGATTTCTTCCTCTGTTCTGCCTTTCATTGGCACGCTTACAAATAATTTTTTCATAGTTTTCTATATCTCCTTTCACTTTATACATAACACCTTTTCAGAAACTTCAATACATTCTTTTCTCTTTTCTTCGTTTGTACATTTACCATCTGCGTTGTGTCGGCAAGAAGTCAGGTTGCATTTTTTATTCTCATAAGCATTATTCACATTATCAATCCATTCGTGAAAAGGGATATTGTTAATTGTTGCATTGTCTAATGCTTCATCAGCCGCTTTTTGTACTATTTTTTGTATTGATATTTTCATTCCTCATAAACCTATCAAAATATTTTCTGCACTTAGGGCATAAATCAAATGCATTTACCCTTTCAAAAGCATATTTTTTAACTAAGAGTCCGCTTATTCTATAAAAATAATATCTAGCGGTTCAATAACATTTTCTCTCCCTACGCCTATATATGGACCATAAAGTTGAATAAAATGCCATAATTGCATTTCCGTATATCCATCTTTTTCGATTTCTGGCATATGAGGTTCTAAAACCTCTCTTCCTAAAGACAGATTAAGATCATCAAACTGCGAATAAAATATTTTTACTCCAAGTGGTGTCAACCTAACTCTTATTCTGTCATTAAGATTTATCTTTTTTGCGCCCGAAGATTTATTCTTCAGTTCTTTTAAGTCGTGTTTGAGTTGAGTGATATAAAAATTCCAATTCTCGATTTTTCTTTCTAATGTTTTGATTTTTTCTTCCTGTTCTCTATCATGCTCAAAAAAATCAAGACCATCAATAGTGATTCCATATTCTTTCTCAATCATGTATTTGTTCTTGTCTTGTTTATATTCGTTTTTAATTTCATATTTTGAAGTTTCTACCGCAACTCCATTAGTTGATAGCAACGTTCCTATAACATTTGTAAATGCCATAGCCATCTCTTTATCTTCTCTTCTTTTGATGTCTTTAGCAATATTCTCTATCATTTCAATTCCGTCCACTTCTACCACTCTCCTTAAAATCTCAACTCACAATTATTAAAATCCACATTAAAAGCAAAATGCACACAGCCACTCCATCACATATTGTTTCGTTTTTCGATTTATCTCCAGTAAAGAAAACCCAAATTCCTGAGCAACTTAAAATTGATAAAACTATTATAATTATCATTTTCACAATGCTTGTTATAATTCCAATCACTTATAGTTACCTGCTTTCCATAATTCATCTTATATCCGTTTCATGTAAATGTTTTCTCTGATCTTCCCGGAAAAGAAATGCTGCAAGCTCTTAGACACGCGCCTGCCATTCATCTTGTAATCGGTAGCAAAGTAATCATCAATCATCCACATATAATCTTCTGCTTCACAATCAGCCACTTTACCGGTCGGATGGAAATATGCATCGACGATACTCTTAATTGCGCTGTCTGATACGTCTATATGCCGTATATCCGATTCTTCTTCGTATCTGCTGATAAAATATTGAATAATGTTTCTTAGGTCGATTATTTGGCTTCCTAGAACGTTTGGCTCTGCATATTGACCGACAAGATATGGAACATCATCAATTTGATATTTAATATCGCTTTGCCCGACCGCCTTTTCGGGAGAAAAGCATAATGTTCCTTTTTCTTTAGAAAAAGCATAAGAGTAATCTTTAGTAGTATTCTTTGGTATTGGTCTGTCATATTGTCCTTCTCGACAGGACATTTTGTCCTCTTCGGAGATTTTATTAGAATCATAAGCCTTTATCATCTCTTCAAGCACTTCAAAATCTATTGAATACCACTTTGTTTTATCAATGCACATCTTGTTATAATTTGCAGAAATGACGATTCCTTTGTTTTCAAGCCGTGTGAATGTTCTTTGTATTGTTTTTTCACTCCAATAAGGAAAATCATTTTCTCTCCACTCTGCGTAAGAGTTATAAACCCAATATTTTCCATCAATAAAATTCTTGTCAGCCTTTTTGTTGATTTCAAGCCAATAATTTAACTGATTAAGAATTATTGCTTCGTTCAGATCGCCCAATACAAGTGCTAAATCTGTATTTACAATAAGTGTCTTTGACTTATCTATAAATAAATCTCTCAAATTCATTTTATATTACCTCCTGTGAAAGATAACAGCACTCCACTTGTGCTTAGAACCTGTGAACAACAAATCAGCAAACAGGCGGTCACAGTTCCGCTTTTCGCTTCGTCAAGCTAGTTTGCTGTTAAGTGTAGCAGGTGGATTCGAACCACCATCCGGCTTTCATCGTTGTTTTCTGTGCGCACGCCACTCTCCCATTGAGATATGCTACAATGTGCGGTTTCCGATATAGGAAAGTATCATCCGACCACTTATTACCACTTGTCCATGTTCGACTGTCAAGCAACCTATATCGACATTTTTAATTTCGGCAGGGAATACCGCAACGCCTGCCTATCCGGTCGCTAACCGGACTCTTGATGCGGTGTGGATTTGCACCACACATGAAATTCCGTTAGTTAGTCTGCACCTACGAATAGGGAAAAATGGATTTTTATTTTCTAACGGATTTATTGGTGTAATTGCTTACAGCTTTTTACCAGACTTGTTAATAGCAATTCTTGTCGCACACCTTTTTCTTAACCATTGATTAGCGTTTACCTATTTCGCCACGCATCAACTCACATACAGGTTGGTTTTAGGATAATACAGATAACCAACAACTATATTTCCATTTCACTTGTATGTGAGAACGCCGACATCGTGAATCGAACACGAACAACATTTATATGTTGGATAGCTTAGCAAGCTATTGGAATACCATTATCCCATATCGGCAAAATACCGCCTGTAACGGTATGCACATCCGAAAATGTGCATGGTTGGATTCCACGACATTGGGAGAACAAAAAATGTCCCTTTTCAATGGAATCGACACGGAAGACTCGAACTCCACCTATATCGCAATATGCGAATTATGCTAGCCAATTACACTACATGTCGAAGCGACTTTTTTCGCCGCGGGTTAGTCGAAATTGTGTGGCGCACGCGTGAACACCGCGCAAAATCCAAGACTGTTCGTTAGTCACGCACCGCGAATCAGTGACATAGAATCAGACAAGATATTACACTCACGACCCGATAAGAAAATAGTTTGTTGCGTCAAAACGTATTCGTGGGTATGCAGGTTGTGAGATACGAAGCACCCGGAATCGAACCGGAATTTACGGGAAAACGTGGGGTGTGTAAAACCGTATGATCTGCCATTGATCTATGCTTCGTGTGCGCATCCTCTTGGGGATGGGAAATGCGCAAAGGAGAAATGTGTGTTCCCCATGGGATAAAAGGGGTTTATACGTGCCGGTATTCAACCGGCACGTATAAACCCACCGAGCCTTGTGACGGCTCTTTAATCAGCTTTCCGCTAGTGGGTTACGAAAGGAGGATTCCAAAATGAAAAACATTAAGAATCCAAACTGCCCTAGTTGGATTCGAACCAACAAATGCAGGAGTCAAAGTCCTGTGCCTTACCTTTTGGCGATAGAGCATAAAAACGCTTATGCAGCGTATTCTGACAAAATCCTGTCTAAAGTCGGTCGTGATACACCGATATTCTTCGCAAATGCAGACTTGGTGATCTTACCGGACCGGTAAAGAATCAAATTGCTGTCAAGCAATTCACTATCTACAGTTTTCTTTGTGCCGCCCTTGTATTTTCCTTCTTTCTTTGCGATAGCGATTCCTTCTGCCTGTCTCTCTCTGATATGCTCTCGTTCGAGATTCGCAACGTAAGAAAGAATCTGCAATACCAGATCAGCGATAAATGTATCTGTCAAGTCTCCGGTTCTTCCGATAGTCGTGTCAAGTAACGGCATATCGAGAACCCTAATGTCTGCTTTGATTGTCTTAGTGATTCTTCGCCATTCATCCATGATCTCATCATAGTTTCTGCCAAGCCGGTCGATAGACAAGATAATTAGAACATCATCACTCGTTAAATTGGCAATCATAGTCTGATAATCTGGACGTTCAAAGTCCTTGCCTGATAACTTGTCTGTATAGATTTTTTCACATCCAGCATTTTTCAGTGCTTCTAACTGTCTTGCAAGGTTCTGTTCCTTGGTTGACACTCTCGCATAGCCTATAATCATAAATACACACCCCTTATCTTTAATTGATATAGGTATTATATCATATATTGTATTGATTTTCAATACATTTCAATACATTTCAATACATTGTATCGACTTTCAATACAATTTTGTTTGATTTTTCATTGTCTGTATGTTATCATCAATGCAGGAGGTGCATATTATGCCGAATAATATAAAATATAGTCCGTTTGCAATAAGGCTTCCGTCCGATCTTCGCAAAGAGCTTGAAGATAAAGCAAACGCTGAAAGCAGATCGCTATCTAACCTTATCGTAAGAATCTTGGAAGATTGGGTTCGGAATAATTAAGTCGCAAATCAGCGGCTTTTTTATTTTTCTGACAATTCGATATATTTATCCAGATACCATTTCGCTTTTTTGATATCTTCAACGCCGTTTTTGTTATTGTGACGGTAGATGTACTTAAAAGCATTGCACACGCAGAAGTCCATAACAGCTTCTTTTCCTTGCGTTTCTATCATAACGTCTATGCACTCAAAGTTTCCTGTCTCATAGTGTGACGGATGATTGACGTTATCTACCATAGATTCAATATCAACATGCTTCGGAGCAAAACCTTCTGGAACTACCGGTACAGGCGGTATATATTTCCACTTTTTCATTTTATAGATTTTATTTTTTCGCTTTGAAAATAATTTCATCTTTAATCTCCCATTAAATCAACCCTTTTTTATTTTTTGAAAAATTTTTAGAAATCAAAATGCTGTTCCGTACCCTTCATTCATGGTTATTCACTCCTTTTACGTTGCGATTCTAAGGCAATCGTATAATTGACTATATAATGCCTTTCCTAAGTTATCCATATATACCTCACATAACTATACATTCGTTATCTGTAAAACCCTTATATATAACAATCATATATGCATTACATTTATATAATTTAATTATTTATTATATGTGTATGTGTAATGGTTCTATATATTTATATTATATATAATAGGGCTTTTTGTTTTGAAAAATGTTTGTGGTGCTTAGTAGGGGCATTTCCCGGGTCCTGTCAAACCCCCACCCCCTGCCGGCTGATCTGTTGGAGCTGATCTACTGCCGTTTTTCTATCGTCAAATTGCACAAATAAAACAGGAAATCCGATTGTAAAAACTAAGTACACTCTGTTTTTACATTGTCAATCACTATATCTTGTGGTTTTGCTTCTATCTGTGCTATATCTTGTAGTTGCTTGCCTAACTGCGGAAGATCAGCAGCGGTTAAGGCTTGTTTCGTGTCGGCTCTGTCTCTCGCTCCTGGCATACTCCAGCCATGGACCTTGTTCAGCTTCGGAAGTATCTTCATCGGGTTATTGCGCCGGTCTTTCATGAGCGAAAAAAGGCTTTCTTCGTTGTCTTCCATGATTTTTTCTTGCAAGTCGAAACTTGAAGAGCTTGGCGCCTTCCAATTATACAGAGTTTGCTTATCTATCCCAGACATATCTATAAATCCTTTTTGTGATATCTCTTGACAATGTTTATTGCATAATCTTTTATATATATTATTATATATATACAATACTTTATCTACATCATATTGATTATACATATTACTATCTGTCTTTAATAATCTATTACACGGTCTAAATAATTTAATATATAATTCTGTGATAATGTCATTCCAAATACTTGGATATATATCTGATTCATCTACACTATTTACATCACAATATTTGGATACTATGTCAGAAGCGACCGCTGGCATATCCTCAACGCATGTAATCGCCTGCGCATATTCGCTTTCCTGCTCCTTGATCTTCGCCATGTTCGCGTCTCCCTTCCTGATCTCCGGCAAATAAAAAAGCCGGCTAGAAATAAATCTAACCGGCGAACGTTCATATATTCGCGCCCTCTTGCCCTGGCTTGGTTGTTATCTGCTCCGGGCGCATCTGCATATAACAACTATATACAAGCTTTATAAATTGGCTATACTATACCACTATATCTTGAATATGTCAATAATCTATGGGTGTATAGACTCTATATATTGTATATATGGCTTTTATATGTCTATCAGGCATATATTTATATATAAACAAAAAAGCGACTACGAAGCCGCCTTTTGTGTGTTATATTTCAACAGCTCTTTTCTTATAGCTCATACTTAAATATTAAACCCTGCATGATCCCCTCTATCGAAGTACTTGTATATTTTCTACAATAATCAGCATTTACTTTTGCATACGTTTCCCCTTTGCTATTGAAATCGTCCACCGCTTCGATAAAGTTCAAAATAGTATCTTCTGTCAACTTCTTTTTTGCTGGATGCTCACAGCCTACGATACCATTATATTCTAACTTTCTATACCATTTATGAGATACAATGTCCGGATACTCATAAACCTTTACATTGTCAAAATTTTCAACTGTATATATTTTCTCGTTGCTTGTTGATTTAATAACTTTCTTTGTCATAAATACAGCCACCTCTTTAATCTTCCAAATACTGTTGATACAAATCGCTCCACGCTTCGTGATCGTGGTTGTTTTCAAGCTCCATAGAAGCTTCAAACGGTGTTTCTTCGTCGTGATCTAACACGCTATCAATTGGGATCGTGTATTGATTCCCGCGAACTTCAACCCACACCTGCTCGCTGTCATTCTGTACGCCGTTTCCCTCTTCTGCTTCCCGGATGAAGTCCAAAAGATCAATCTTGAAATCTAATGTGTCGTAATCGAAGCACTCGCAATCTTCGCTCTCGATATCTTCTTCATACATGCGAATTTCAATCGTCTTACCGTTGCCGTCTCTTCTGTTCGCGAAGTCCTCTTTCTTTGCCGTTTTGATAGCTTCCTCTTTGTCGTTCGTCTTCAAGATATTCCACTCATCACCTGATTTAGTACTAACTGCAACAACATAATATTCATACTTCATACATTCCACCTTCCAGCCGTTCGGCTGCCTTTCGTTTTTGTTTGATCTTATTATAACGCTATCGTTATATTATGTCAATAGTTTTTCCAACTTTTTCAATCCATAAACGGACATTTACCCGAATCGCCTTGATCCGCTTGATCTTCTGTGATTTTTTGCTGATCTTCTAAGTGATCAAGCACACATTTAACTATAAATCCGTTTAGGCTTTCTCCTGCTGCCGCTCTGATCCGCTCCTCATCTTCTTTTTTGAATCTTACAAGAGCCTTGAAATATGCGTTTTTTTCATATTTAGCGGTTGCTTTTGCTTGCGCCTTTGTTGCCATAATAACGCCACCTTCCTATATAATGATAGCGTTATTATAACGCTACTATATATATATGTCAATGCTTTTATAAAGATATCGTTATTATAACGCTACTATATAATATAGAAGGAAAGCAACATATAAAGCTAGCTTTATACATATTGCACAATGAATATATAATGATAGCGTTATATATTTATGCATTATTCCATCTTGTAATAATATAACGATAGCGTTATACTATAACCAAGTTAAGAAACCAAGCACCAAACGAAAGGAAGGAATCAAATATGAAAAATTACAAGATCACAGACAAGGCGACTAAATCAATAATCGGAGTTGTAGCAATGACACCAGCGCAGGCGCGGAAGGTTGAAAAGGATTTCATAGTTAAGGAGGCATAAGACATGGAAAGATCTATTTTAGAAAATATGGTATTTGCTTTCATGGTCGGAGAATTAGGAATTGAACCGATCACAGCAAGAAAAGAAGTTGAAAAAATGACGGATGAACAGTTAGAAAAATTTATTGATTAGCCGAAACGCTCCGATCTTGGAGCGTCCACCGCGGGACGGTCTCCCGGTGCTGATGATGGCAGACCAGAAAGGAAAAAAATATGAAATACACAATCAAGATCAGCGGAAAACAGTATAACGACAATTACACATATGACACACAGAATGACGGTGACTTCTTCGGAGAGATCAAGGAGATCATCGAAGAGATCGAAAAGGGAAATATTGATACCTTGGAATTATCAAAAAATTAGTGTCGAAACCGCCCGCGTGGCGGTCTTGCATAGGCTGGCAACCTTGCAACTGATGAGACAAGCCGGATAAACGAAAGCGAGGTTTTGAACATGGAAAAATATATTATGGTTGTAACAGATGAACAGATAGAAAGAAGCAAGGCACGCAGAAAAGCTGTTGAATCGTTGGAATATAACCCAATGTGCTACAACTGCAAGAACTTTGGGAAGTCCTGCAAAGGATCAACAAACAAAATATATAGCGGATGTGTCTATAAAGAGGTTGACAAGTCGAAAAAATCCATATATGCACAGATTTTGGAACAAGTGAAATAGTCGAAACGGTGGAACGTTCCACCGTCTGCAGGAACTGCCCCACCTGCACCGATGAGACAGGGCGAACAATGAAAGGATGGTTGATTTTATGAGAATTGAAACAGAAGAACAAAAGAAAAGTAGAATTTTCGAGCATTACAAGCAGTATATAAAAAAGCCGGTAAATAAAGGAGGATGTATTCGGTTTATAGTGATTGAATATATAGTTAGGCTTACAGATATTGACCCATTCAAAATGGCCGCAGAACTAAAAAAAGATGGATATATCATTGCTTTTGATGATTCTAGCATATCCGAGCGCGAAAACGAACGGAAAAGAAAAGCAGTTGAAAAAATCGCATAATAGGCAAGTGCAGGCGGTGCAGCGTTCCGGGGTTCAATTCCCCGGCTTGCTTTTACCCGGATAACTGGGTAAAATTAAAACATGGAGGTGTTGAACATGACAATTATTGAAAAAATGCAGAAGGACGGATATCCGAAAATTATAAAAGGAAATGGAGGTTTTATAGCATATTTGAAAGATATACAGCCTTTGGGCGGTGGTGATTATATGGCCATATATAGTTATCCCGGCGGCGAATGCTGCCACAGCCTGGAAGAGATACAAAAATGTTTTGAAATCATCGAACGATAACCGCCGCAGAGGATGCACGCCGGAGCGATACCGGCGGCGGTTTTTCCCGGATTCTTTTCGTACCTTGACAATTTGACAATATAGGCATATTATAGCTTTAATTATATCTATAGTGCGTTTATATGTCTTGTATTGCTTGCGTGGCTCTGTGGGCGTTCTACGCGTTCACAGGTGCAAATATTCGCTTATTATAGCCTTTAATTTGTGCACTCTGAAATTCTGCAACCATGCCCGGACAGATCAGCAGGACAGGCCCCGGAGAATTGCGCCCGGATTCCATATGCCGGAGCATGGCGAAAGATCAGGACACCAAACCGGCGCGGCGGTATATCCGGAATTTGTGCAATATGTCGGCGATCCGAAACAGATCAGCGCAAACGATTAGCACGCGCCCGGACAGGTCCCGGAATAGATCGCCCAAGATCAGCCGACCGGCGGAGATCAGAAAAACAGGCATTGAAATTGTGAAATCGTGAAATTTCCGGCCAAAATCTGTGAAAAAATTTTTTGATGGTCATGGGAATATTTAGGAAACATAGGGGCGTTCAAATTCTGCTGGACTAAAATTTAGAAAATCGAAATTTTTTTGAAAAAATTCTGAAAATTATTTTTCTTTGGTCGTGGCAATTTCCTATAACATAGGGGGATATTAAATTCTCGCAGACCCATCCGACACATTTTGAAATCCAAATATCAAAGCTCTTGCAGAATAATCGCATTTCCCCAACTCTTCTATCAACTTATCGCGCGTCATTTCCGGGTTTGTTCGGCGAACATATTTAAGCATTTCATCTATTTTATCCATATCTTTTCTCCAATACATTGTGTAAAATATCATCGGCAAGGTATATAATATCCCTGCCATATAGCGACATAAAATCTGCGATTATCTCTTCTGTCGGCATATCAATATGGCAATCATAAGAGAACGAATAGCAATGCACTAATTCATGGCATAGCACCTTGTTCGTCATATAATCAGACATACTTATTGCAATGCTAACCGTCTTGGCATTGTTGTCGGTAACGCCTAACGTATATATGCCATCCGACCGGCGCAATTTTTCGCTATTCGGACGTACAAATTGCAATATCCAATTTTCCCCATTGATTGTAAATACCATGTTTATACCTCAAATAAGGCTATGAGCATTACACCCATAGCCCATATAAATTACATCTTGCTTACAAGTGTCGTAAGTTTTGACTTCGCCATGTTCATTTCTTCCTGTGACATACCGGACATCAAATCTGTAATGTCTGCTGAAAGCTCCTTCATGTACTTTTCAAGCTCACGCATCTTTGCTTCCTTGTCCTGTGGCGTATTTGCGCGGTGCATTTCTTTTGTTTCCGTGTAATTACGTTTTGCGCGGTCGTAATTACTCTCGCTCATGCGCGAATTACTTGTTCCACCATCGTTCATGTTTGTTTCCGTGTAATACATTCTGCCACGCGAATCTCTATCCATATCACGATACATTTCCGGTGTCATTCGATATACCGGCTCCATATATCCACGCTGATACGTTCCGCGTCCTTTAGGTGCAAATCTGCCATCGGCATATCTGTAATGATCGTAGAATCTGCGTTCCGGATAATCTTCGTACTGTTCAAGCATACGCATAATATCCTCATTATCTTCTGACTTCTTCATTGCTTCAACAATTTTGTAGTCTTTGTCATAGCAGACAATGTTCTTTGCAATCTCCGTCCAATCCTTTAAGTCGTCAAGGCTTTGACCGCTGAAATTGTCAAGACCGATAGATTCAGCATTTGTTTTTACACATTCCATAATTTTCTTTGCGAACTCATGCATACAGATCACCTCCTACGCTTCACGAACAACAATTAAATTACTGTTCTGAACCTCAATAGCCTGTGTAGATGTATTTTGCACCGCTACCGTACTGCAACATCCGCAAGGTACGTCGATATATGCTTGCGCTGATACGTTGAACAGATTTTCAACCGCTGCCGGTGTTACAACCATTCTTGTTGATTGTAAAGGCTCGCCATCTACCGCAAGTGCAAGCGAAATAGCTTCTACCGTACCGCCTGTTGGGATTTGAATGTTTCCGGAATACGATGCAAGGAATCTTGCTCTGCATTGATTTGTGATTCCTCTCAACTTGACAATACCACTTCCCTGTCTGTGAACAATGCACTTGCTACCACATACAGGTGTTTCTGTCAAAGCGACATCTTCTCCGGCTGCAACAGTTTGTAATGCAATTCCTGTAAATTCTGCCATAATAATATTCCTCCTTACTTCAATTCGCTTATTGATTTTGGAACGTTGGTTTCAGAATCACCCTTACCTGATTTAAGGGTTTCAACCAAGGTTTCCATATAGTCTTTTTTTGAAAGCTTATCCATCGTTTCTGTGATTTCAGAAACAGTTTTAAGCTCATTTACACTAAGTTTCTCGAAATCAATCTTCTTGATTGCTTCGATAAATTTCTCTTTGATTTCGTCCATGTTGTTATACCTTCCTATCCATAAAATAAGGGCAAACATTATAGTCTGCCCTTGGGTTATAAGTAATACTGCATAGCAGACATAATCGAATTAAACTCAATTAAGATACTCAATTATTTTGTTGTGATTAGCATCCGCAACTCTGATTACATCCGCATCCATAAGCGTAAGCATTTGGATTTGGAACGACATATGCCGGGACTGCAGTCGGATTTACAGAATTGACGATCTGCTGTGTCTGTGCCGTCATTGCAGTAGTCAGAAGTGCATTCTGTCTGTCCTGTGAAGCAGAAAGTTCAAGCTTCTGTACCTTATCTCTCAAATCCGCATTTTCTTTTGCACATAAGTAGTCAAGAATTGCTCTTGTTCCTGCTTGCTGGCTGTCGATGATGTCTCTTGTGTTGCTATTCATTGTGTTCTGCAATGCGCAAGTGTTGGTTGCCATATTGTAGTTAACGCCCTGAATAGCTTCACGAGTTTCACAGCAGCAGTTTGCAAGCTGTGCCTGCAATGCATTTGTGTTCTGCATATTTGCGATTGTGTCAGCGTTAATTGCCTGCTGGATGCCATAGCCTGTCTGCATGATATTGGTGTTGATTCCGTTAAATCCTGTAAGCATACTGTTGTTTACAGCGTAGAATCCATCACACAGACCGTTTGTGATACCGTCAAGTTTGCTGATAACAGCCTGATTGTCGAATCCACGCTGAATTGCGCTGTCTGTATAAGCGGCGGCTGTAGAACCCATTCCATTTCCATTTCCCCATCCGTTGTTGCCAAAACCGCCCCAACCGAAGATAAGAAGAATGACAATCCACCATGCGCCATTGCCCCACATACCATCATTGTCTCTGTTGTTGCCTGTTACTGCCGCAATGTCGGCAAGGCTTACTCCGTTACTAAACATATTAGTTTACCTCCATTTGTTTATTTACAAATAGGGAACCTTGGTTTTTACTCTGTCCGGACAAAACCCTAATATGTACTAGATTTATCTAAACATTTGATTTATGTCGTTCATGCTGATTCCATTTTCGCCCATAAAGTTATTAAGCGTTTGCTCCACTCCAGCCATATTGCCGGATTGAATATTTTGCAAAATGCTACTTGCCATCTGGTTTCCTTGACTTGCCGCATTTTGAAGGCTTTGCATAGCCGCCTGTTGCGGATTTTTGATTGCTTTTAATTTATTTATTGCCTGCATAATTCCTTGATTCATCATAAAACCACCATCCTATTACTTTTTATGACTAATCTATGACTAAACTTGGACTAATCTTGACTAACTTTTGTTCTTGCATTAGTCTTAGTCAAAGATTTCTCGTCAATTTTCTTTTCAAGTTCTTCCATCTTCGAAAACAATGTGTCAAAGTGCTTGTTAAATATCTCTGTGGCTTCGTCTGATAGCCCTATTTTCAATTTTTCTGTATCTTGTGATAACTTGTTAGGGTTATCATTTTGAATCGGTTTAAAAACCATTGTAGAGATTGTTCCATCTGCGCTCCATTGCTTCGCGTAAATCTCCGACAAGTCACTCTTTGGGAAAAATGCAACGCTTCCATTCATCGGAACATCATTGGCAACGATAGAATCTTGTGACTGCACGACTTTACCGAATATTCCCTGTTGAATCTGCTCCGGCTGTTGCTGTTGCTGGAATCTCTGAATGTTCTGCATAGGGTTATACGCCTGTTGATATTGTTGATACTGTGGCGCATAACTATTCACCTGTGGCATCTGATACGGATTCATCTGCATTTTGCTTTTCCTCCTCGTCCATAATGTTTTCGATCGCGTGAACGACCGCCGATTGTGTATTTAAGTCCAGCGTCATAATTGCTGGATGCGCAAATATTTTTGTTAAAATCTCGTCCGTAAACATAGATCATCGCTCCTTTATGATTTAATTTTGGCATAAAAAAAGACGGAATATCCGTCAGTTTTCCGTCATAAAACCTTTAGATTTCCGTCATAAAATAAAAAAAGACGCAAAATGCATCATTCTATTACAGGTGTTACCTTATTTAAAAAGTGTTACCTATGGTGTTACCTTTCAATTTTATGGAGAAAAATAAGCGACATACAATTTTCTCCTTTCCTAGTAAAATCAAGGCTTCCCAAGGATTTTTGTTTAATTAAAAAAGTAGCGGAAGGGGGATTTGAACCCTTTCACTATTCCTTTATATCCGCATAAATGCTACGTTTTTCAAGATTTCAAAGTGTTACCCGTGTTACCTTTTCGGCACAAGGCATTCATAACAAGCTCTTTTACTTCATCTCTTCCGTGATTGTTGAAGTAATAATATTTCTTCGTTGTCTCTATGTCCTCATGCCCCATTTGATTCTCAATTACGCTGTCAGGAACGTGTGCATCAATCAACTTCGTCGAATACGTTTTTCGTATTTTGTGAAGTGATCTCTGTTTTATTCCCAATTTGTTGCACATCCGGTATAATTTCCTTGAAAACAAATATCCTTTAATTCGCTGTCCGTCCTTAAAGAACAAATAATCGTTAAACGGATTCAATGCTCGAATACGTTTAATAATCATTTTTGCCTCCGGTGTCAAATACACAGTTCTGTAACCAGCTTTTGTTTTAGGTGCATCACGTATATCAAAAACATAATTTCCATCTTCATCACGATATCTAATCTCCGTCTTAGTGATTGATATGGAATCTTCTTTTACATCTTTCCACATGAGCGCGGATAATTCTCCAGACCTTAGACCGGTTTGGAATGTAAGCAAAATTCCAAGTCCAAGCAAAGAATCATGCTCTGCATTTATACACCATTCGATCTTCGCTTCTTCGGAATCTGTAAAAACTTGTTCTTCGCTTGAAGTGTAGGTTTTCTTAAAGGATTTATCGGAAATCTCTAAATCTCCAATAAACGAAGTAATGCTTATCGAAGTAAGTCCTCGTTTTTTTCCTCGCTTGAATATTCCGTTTATGAGCGTTCTAAGATTTCCCCATGCTTTTGACGTAAGCTGTTTCTCTTTTATTGTTGTCCTAATAAAATCTTCCAGATCATCTTCTGTGATATATCTGAATTTTATCTGCGCAATATGAGAATTTTTAATATATTTAATAAAATCTGTCTTGTATCTATCTGCTGTTTGCTTTTCTATTTCTCCGTATTTGAGCTTTCTATCTAACCATTCATCAAATACGTCCTCTATATAAGGCTCGTTCTCTCGTTCCTTATAAAACTGAACAATAGCATCATTCAATGCCTGTTCGGTTGTTCTCTTTATCAACCTCTTTCCTCTTCTATATTTTTCGTCCGGCAGATATGTATAAAACTTTCCGTCTTTACTCTGCCAGATGCTATAATTGTGATTTTCAATGTAGCGATTTCTTTCGTTCATTTCAATCTTTTGTTGTATGTCGCTTACGTCGATAATACCATTTTCGATAGCGAAATTCAACAATTCTTTGTCGGAAAGTTCCATGCAGACACCTCCTTCCATTTGCGTTTTATTTCCCTGACAGTTCTCTCAACCGTGCTTACAGATATGCTTAATTTATATGAAACTTCCTTCTGTGTGCTTCCCCGGCACAGCATTCTAAAAATCTGTTCTTCTTCATCCGTAAAGTTTGCTTTAGCAAGAATCCCCTCAATTTCTGGCTTAGTAAGTCTTGAAAACTTCATAAGCCATTTCTCCTTTTTATTTGATAAACAATCTGTTATTGCTCTTAGACATTTTTTCTCTGTTCGTTTTCTTTGCTTTTTCACAATTCATCTGATAGTGCTTCTCGCAAACCTTGTACCCCGGCTTTACAGGAACCCCACACCAATAGCACAATCCCATTTTCACTCGATCTTTTCCATTTTCTGAAACCGGCGTTCCTGTTCTGTTTTTTTCTAGGCAACTCTCACATGCACTAGTGTTTTTCGTCATTTTTCTACCACATCTAGGGCAAACTCCGGCGCTTTGTTTGACTTTATACCTTATTCTTGCATATTCGTTTCTTTTGTCTTTATCTTCCTGCGTTTCTCGTTCTCTTTCTCTTGCCTTTGATTCTGCGTCCTTTGCCCTACATTCAACGCATGTTTTTTCTTGCCCCATGAGCTTATTTTTTTTACATCGAGGGCAATATCCATGATTTCTATACCAATTTCGTGTCTCCGTTTGATTTATAACGTCTTTTTTCGCACATTCAGAACACGTAGATTTTCCCGTCCGATCATTGATTTTGCCACATTGACCGCATCTTCCCTCTGCAATATTTTTGTGATATGTACTACTCATAATCGTAAAGGATAGCAAATCGCGATTTATGTCCGGACAAATCTATCTGCCTCCTTTCTCTGAATTTTTACTCTTTCTTCCGCATAACTAATTCATAATCGGTATCCGGGTATGTGATTCGATACTCTGTACGCTTTCCGTGTTCATCTTCCATGTTACCCATAAACCATTCATATACAGCAGCTATAACATCATTTGTAACATCTGTTTTATCGCCAACCCACATCTGTTTTTCTGTGTCTTGCGTTCCATAAAAAATTTTGTTTGTGATTGGGCTTACTCCAAATCCTTTTTTTCTCGCCATCTTCAAAACTCCTTTCTTAATCATCATCCATAAATACTACCTCAATCTGTAATTGCCACTTTCTTTGAACTCAACCACATACCCCTTAGACATCTCAATGATTCTGCTACCGATTGCTTCATCCACAGCAAGTAAATCCTTCGGATATTTCTCTGTCGAAACGATCATAGGTAACCGCTTCAAGTATCTGTGATTGATAAGCTCGTACATGATATTTTTATCGCTGTCTGTGCTTCTACCCTTGAATAAATCGTCAATGAACAGAACACTCACATTCTTCATGCGGTTTATCTCTTCTGAATATTCCACGTTATCTGTAATATTCTGTTTCAAACGTGTAATTGCATCCCGGTAGCTCACATACTGAACAGGTGTACCATTCTTGATAAGCTGGTTAGCAACGCAAAAGCCTAACATTGTCTTTCCTCTTCCCGGAAGTCCGGTAAGTAATAAACTGTTATTTTTCTGATATCGTTGCATCGGCAAATCCTTGCAATACTTAGCAGCGGTTGCTTTCGCAATCTGTAATTCCGTTTCACTAAACGTCTGGAAATCATTAAATCGAACATTCACATCTTCCGCATCAATGCCACTTGCTTTCATCAATCTGCGATATACTGTTTGCGCCATGCAATCACAATCTCTTGCTACCGACCTACCATCTGCATCCTTAACGATTACAATGTGTGTGTCTTTGCAGATGGGGCATTTATAATCCGGCTTGAAATTCCTGTTTGCGCTTTCTACTCGCATCCTTCGTAGTTCATCAACCATTCCCATCTGATTCACACTCCCTTATAATTTCTACCGCCCTGATGAGTCCATCAGAAAATGTATTTTCATTTTTGCAAATGGCGTGTTCGTCGGCGTATTTGTCGAAGTTTTCACAAGATGCATCTGATTCTTCGTTAAGTCGGTCAATTAAGCGGTCCGTATTAAATGCAGTAGGTACTTTATGTGCCATTATATCCTGCAAATCTGCGTTATATTCAAGTATTGACCACTCGCTAGGTGCTCCCTTGTCAATCTGCTTTTTGAAATATTCTCTGATAGCCTTTTCAACGTCTCCAATATCAACTAATCTCATTCTTTACCACCACCCTTTATGATCTCGATTGCATCATCCAAATTAACTACAAGCTCTCCGCCCATGCCGTCATTCCCGAACCGTTCGTATGATACTTTCTTTAAACGCTCTACAACCTTATCTACGTCATAGGAGGTCTTTACGAGCGGTAATGCTTCGTGCCACCTACCGTCATTCCCTGCGACTAACAATAAATGGTCATCTCCTATGACACATACATTCTCGCGTATGAATTTTTCAAGGTCTGCTACATCAATCAATCTCATTCTTCATCACTCCAATCTAACTTCTGTCCGCACTGGTGGCAGTACTTTAAATCGCTTCTAACTATTCTTCTTTCGCATACTGGGCATAACCATAATGCTGTACAACCTAAATTTGCAATATATAGCGGTTTCTTAGGAATTTGCTTTTCAAGTGCTTGTATTGCCATTCCATAAGCATTTTCAAAAGAACATCCCCATGAAGTATCACAAGGGATTGCCTTACCAAGTTCATTGCAGTCATATTTTAGTTCTTCGATAGCTTCACTCTCTGTCATATTATCCCTCACTTTCTTCTTCTTCCGCATTGCCTACTGCAAGTGCTAAAAATTCGTCAAATTCATCTGTTGTAATATCCCAACTGTCGCACCAATCGTACAAGGATATTCTTTGGCACTCTTTTTTAAGTGCATATGCTATTGTTTCTGCTGTTGATTTCTTCATCTAATTTTCCTCGCTTTCCGGCTTGTCGCACCGCTCAAACTCGATAACCCATACCCACGGATTTGCATCCCATCCGTAGAAATCAAGATTGGATTTCTTGATGGTACTGTTCCAAATTCCGATAAATGATGTGATTATTGCGTTTTCCTCAATTTCTCCATTTAATCGTATATACTTATCCACGCCTTCCGCTAAAGCATTTTCGACAGTTATCTCCTGCAGCCGTTCCACCCTCACATTCGTTACCTTAAGCCAGATACGGGCGGCTTCTTTTGGCATATGGATAGAGGGTTTCCAAAGTAAATCTTTTGACATCCATGATTTACCATCTGCCTTGTACCAAAAGGTGTGAGCTGCCGCCTGAATAAACGTTTCCCGGACATACAGAATATCTCCCGGCTGATATGGTTTTTTATATGACGTCATTATCAGTTCTATATCTGTCATATCACAGTATGGTTTGAACATGAATTTCTTTTCTTTCAGAAATTCTTCTGGTACTCCGTTTTTACATTTATCCGGCAATAGCCCTACAAGTTGTTGTGGTTTAACAATTCTTCTCGTGCAACTTTTTCTCCCATCCAGAATTGCCTTTACCATATCCGTATTAAACAATATTGGTTTCATACTCATTCCCCTTTCTCCAACTCCTTATTGTCAAATATGTTGCCGATAACCTCATAGTCAACAGCTTTTCTATATTCTTTAAAATCATTGGTTTTCCAATCACAAATCATTGGTTCCCATTTTCCCATTGGAATATTATGTGAATTATTTAACACAACGTCAAATCTTGCACAAGGTGCATTCCATTTAACAACAAAATAATTTCCGTTGTGCAAAATATCATTCTCCCAAATCATCTTGCCGTTCTTGTCTTTTAAGCCTGTGCATTGGCAGATTGTGGATGGATCAATCTCGTATTCGACATAATCCGCTCTTTCAGTTTCAAATTGAAAAATAGTATATTTCCCAACATCACATCGAAGACTTCCATGAACCCACACGCCATCTTCAAGCCCATTGTTGTATATTCCAACGATTTGTGCGGTTTTTGCTTTGAATAAATATCTATCTTCCATATTCTCTCCTATTCTTTCCTATTAGTACCGAATAACCTATCTAAATTGATATGTCCGTCTATTTTTACAATAGATGGATAGGAACTCCAAAACGGTTTGTATTCTCCCATCTTAGTGACAAGTGGTTGTCCAGAAATACCACAACACCACAGCACAATAGCTTCAAAAGGCTCTCCAATTCGTTCAGAATAATCCCAGTTTGTATCGTGTATAGTTACTACATCGCCTTCTGATACTATATTATTCCTTATCCTGTCGGCATTAGTTTGTGACTTTGCTTTTCCAATATCACTCATATTCTCCACCTCTCAATTCTTCAAAATAGAATTTCACATCGTCCGACATATGCTTCACGATTCCAAACCGCTCCGCCACTTGATATGGTATGCTATCACGCATAAGTCTTTTGTGTATTTCAGACAAGTAATTTCTAAATCCCTCAATATCTAAAGTGGCTTTATAGTGATTACAGCTCCTACAAGCCGGCATGTAATTTGAAACGTCGTCCGTTCCGCCTATCCTAAGCGGTGTTGCATGGTCTACTTGCATATCCTTATAATCAATCTGTTTGCCGCAATAAGCGCAATGCCCGTTATACATGAGATATACAGATTGCCGCACTTTTTTAGGTATTGTTTTTCTTTTATTCATCGCTACATATCAATCCTTCCTGGTAATTAAAATTTTCAAAATCTTTGTAATTTGGATGCACTGTATGCATATACAATTCGATATCTCCACCATCCCAAAGCAAAATATGATCTTCATTTTCAAACTTACATATCCACCACGAGCCTTTTTCAACCATAAATTTGTCTAAAGTATCATCTTTGCTCAATTCAAAATCTTTGGTACAAATTCGTATATCCTTGTTTCCAAAGCATTTTTCGCATTGATTATCGCAATTATCTCCTAAGATATTTTCATAATACCATTCACAAGGTACAAACATATTTTCAACCACCTTTCTTATCTCAATTCTTTCAGTTTTGCTTCTGCTTCTGATTTTGTAAGGAATACTGTTTTACCAATATTCTCTAGAAAATAACAACTCTCACCCATGTCATCATCATTGATAGCATCAATTCTTATGACTGTTCTGTCTTTATGAAGCTGCTTAATATATAGCTGCAAAACACGCATCATAATAACCGGCTTTTTTGCTCCTTTATTTACCAGGTACAAAGTATCTCCCACTTTACAAGGTAGAATAACAAGTCTGCACTGTTCCTCCAAGTCCTCATATTCGCCCAATTTATCTATCAGCAAATTCTTATAGTCGTAACTGTTTTCTCCACACGGTAAACTATCAGAAGCACCATGTGTTCCATCTGAATAAGTCTTGGTTAATCTACTCATTTTTTTCTCCTTTCACTCTCCAAACATTTTATTTATTTCTTCGTCGCTCATAATCGGAACGCTCTGTTTTTGACGTTCTGCAAGCGAATCTAACTGCATATCGGTTACGGATTTAGACTTTGCATCTTCGGATATATGTCTGCTGCTATAATCATTTTTAAGTCCATATACATCCGACCAACAATGATCTACCGACTGATTCAGAATCTTAATCGCTAATCTGGTATCTCCGCCGGACAATCTTTCAATTTTATTTTTCATACGCGTAAGTGCCTGTTTCGTAGCAATCGGCTTTTTAATCTTCTTACGCATATCCAAAAATTCAGCGAATGCAGAATTAAGATCGGGATCGTCATAATGTGTCGTTTTCGCCCCTATATTATTCTTATATTCTTTACTTCTTTTATTCTTTACTTCTTTTATAATAGGAAGGTTCGTTATCTGTTCGTTATCTGATTGCATTTTGATTGCATCGGTGCTTGTGGTTTCATCGCATTTTTGCTTGTTATCTGATTGATACAAATTGTAATTTTTTATAGTAAATACGCTATATTTACTATGTGCTTTGCTTGTGATTTCGCCTGTGCTTTTAAGGTGCTTTAGCGCGTTGCGAATTTCATTGTCTGTTAAGCCTGTTTCAGATGCCAATTTCGATATGGAAGATGGGAAAGAACCACGCTCGATCAGTTCTCCTTTATAGTACCCATCCTTCCAATATGCAGACACAAGCATGTAAAAAAACAATCTAAATGTGTTGAAATCATCCCACCATTCCCATTCAAGAATCTTTCGATCTATCTTTACAAAGTTTCCCATAAAATCATTACTCCTCAAAGATTTCTATGTATTTTTCAAATCTTCTGCAATTTTAAGAAGATCGCCGCGCGTAAGATTCTTGCATTCTCCGGCGTAATATCCACAATGTTTATCTACCGATTTGATAAAATCGTCAATCGCCTTATCGTACCCACACTTGCATACTTCTTCGTAAGCTGCCATTTCCATTCTATACACCTCCTTCCCATGCTTTAAGCATTGATTTCTTGCTATCTATCGAAGTCTCGTTGTAATAGCATCCAAGTTCCCAATAATACTGATTTTCCGACGTATAAATCGTAACCTGTGACATATAATCACGTATCATAGCCATAGCCTTATCCTTGCGCTTCTTGTCAAGGAAGATAATCGGTCGAATACCGTACCGCTTCTTATATGCCTTTTTCCACTTTCTGTGATTCATCGCTCTCCATCCTCCCGACACATCTATCCTGCTTCTTGCATACATAATTCTGAATCTCACTATCAGATACTCCGTAAACCTGTTTCAGAATTTCCATACAGATCATAACGTCAGCCATCTCTTCAATTAGATTGTTTCTGTTGTCCTTGCCACGCTTCATTTTGCTAATTGCCTGTATAAGCTCCGAACACTCTTCCACAGTAGTCAGCAAATCGAAGCCATAATGTTTAATGCTATTCTGCACTACATTTGAATCAATAATAATCACTTTAATCTCACATCCTTTTCGTTCATGCGGATTGAATACTCCAACCCGCACTCTTCCTTTAATATTGATATCTGATCGTTCCAATCGGTATAGTTTTCACCGATACACTCTGCCTTGAAATTAAACCGCTTCTTAAACCTATTTAAACGTTCTCTACCGAATCCAAATTCATCATGCAGCGTTACAGATGCAAGAATCAAAATAGTGTCAAGCATCATGTTCTTGGCGTTGTCTGTAAACTCTTGCAATGCCTTATCATCAATCCGTACAGGTATGTTATATGCTCCACGTTTTCTTAAATCGTATTCTAAGGCATCTAAGCCGTGTTCCCTTGCGTATCTAAGTGCATATGACATTCCCTCACGTCTTGCCTGTTCTTCTTTGCTTTTGCTCATTTTCAATCACACTCCTAATTTTCTTTGTGACGATTTCTCTTGTACCGCTCATATTGTTCCTTATGCATATCTTTCAAAGAATTATGTACAAACTTCTGCTGTCGAATACTCTCTTTAAATTCCTCATTTGCTTCTGTATATGCCTTATACATGTCGCATATTCCATGACAACCGATATGCTTATCAGAACAACCCATGCACGGTGCTGTTGGTTTTATCATTTAATCACTCCTGCTCAATGTTCAAATTCCTAAACATGGCACACATAACATCTACAACGATGCTATTGCCAAATTGCTTATATAACTGTGTGTTACTGTTGACTGCTGCCATTTTGTCAATATCTTCATCAGATACACCCATCAGCCTTCCACATTCTCTCGGTGTTAGCTTTCTGATACGATATTGGTTAATCATCACTCGGTTGTTGTGCTTTGGACTACTTCCATCCGTTGTTAGAGTTCCGAAAGCTTCTTTACGCACACTCATGTTCTGTTCGTCAATAGCAAGAACACTTTCAAGTATCATGTTGTCTTTCTGTACACTTGTCAAGCAATTACTTGTACCTTGTATATTTACCTCTAATCTCTGTTCTATTGGAATTCCTGTGGTTCTATCCGACGGATTATCTGGATTTCTACCACGCATAGCAACTATACACATATTGTCTTTGTGTGCACCTATTCCCTTATAATATCTCGATGTTACTGTGCTTGCGGTAGGGGTATCAATGTCGCATATTTTGGCATTATCTAAGCTATCCAAATGTCCTTCCGGCATTTTATTTAATTTGCACGGAATTTGCTCTTCAAGAATTTTTGGCTCTTGATTACCACCTTGCATTGTACTCAATGTCGGACTACACCCCCTCACATCGTAAATTCTGTTGGTACTCTCAAATTTTGCTTCAAGAGAGCCTAAAACATTTACATCTGCCATAACTACTCCTAAATCATGTGTATATGCTTCCTACTACTTCAATTCAATTACTCCGTTCGTTCCGTAATTATTCAATCCCTTATAGTCTCTTGCCATAATTGTTGTAGAAACATCAATCACGGATGCTGTTGGTTCAATATCTTTATCAACCATTCCCTTTAACAACAAGGTTTCCGCACGACCGCAAGCTTGATATTCCGCAGTCATATCTTGCCTTGATACAGTTTGCAACTTCTCTCTGCTGTGGCTTATTGATTGTTCCGTCAACGCAAGTCTGTCTGTCCGTCTGTCTGTCTGTCTGTCTGTCTGTCAAGATTGTGTTGTGGTAATGTGCCGTTGTCAATAAGCTGTTTTATCAGCTTGTCAGCCTTTTCATTGTTGATGTAATACTTTTCATCTACATTATCCTCAAGATAGTCTTTTAACTTCTTTTTGAGCGGTATAGGCTGTGGAAAATGGTAATTGTACTCGCCCAGGAATGAAAACATAAAACATCTTTCACGATTTTGTGCTATACCATAATTTTTAGCGTTTAAATCTTGATAGTAATTTGTGTAGCCAAGGCTTTCAAGGAAGTCTAGCCACTTTCTAAAGTCGGGCATATTATCTTGACTATGTACTTGTGGCACGTTCTCCATGAATAAAATCTGTGGCAATTCTCCGTTGCTATCTCTGATTTCAGTTAGTATTCTTTCAACTTCCCACAATAGACCTGATCGTGTACCGCTTCCTTTAGACATTCCAGCTTGCTTCCCGGCAACAGACAGGTCCGTACACGGAAAAGAGTAAGTAAGTAAGTAAGTAAAATGTTCTGTATCTATTATCTTCAAATCATTTCCGTGTGTGGCGCATATATTGACTAAATTATGTGTAGCCTTTATGTTGTTGTAACAATTTCTTCTCCATGCCTCTCCGTTGGAATGGCTACGTATTTGGTTTTCACTAAGTGCAGTCTTTCCGTCAGCAGATATTCCGAGTTTTGTTAACTCCTCGATTATTTTCTCCGAGTCAACTCCATCACTATAATCAACGTTATCGTATGGCATATGAATTGCCTTGTAAGATGCAACCGAATGTATTTCCCATTCACAAATAAGATAATGTTCAAACTTAGCGCCTATTCTTTTTAACGCCATTGCCTGACTTCCGTAGCCGGTCAGCCAGCAAATAACTCTATAAGACGTATAGGCTTTGTAATTTTTATTGGCTCTCTAATCATGTCAAATATTGTCATCTGCTGCATTCCATCACTTCCTCTCTGTATCTCCAACCATATCCACCAGCATGATTTCTCAATCCTTTACACACCGCTCTGATATTCGAGTTTGTTTTCATGTTATTTTCTTTTACTGCTTCCGATATCGAACTGTACTCGGCAACAGCCTCTTTGGTGTTCAAATCAATTTTTAACACCGCTCTGCAAGGTCTACCGGCATGGTACTTTTTTCTGTCTTGCAATCCGGTTTCGTATGCGTGTAATTGATTTTCTGAATTATTGCACCATTCAAGATTTTCAATTCTATTGTCGGTTTTAATGCCATTGATATGGTTCACTTGTGGCTTATTAAAAGGATTTTCTATAAAAGCCATTGCAACCAATCTATGCACTTGCTGTGTTGGTAATGCCTTAATATGAGTGATAACGCAATATCCTTTTTTGCTAACTGATTGCTTTAGCGTTTTTCCACACTTTATAAAATATCCTTTCCCATTCCATATTCTTCTATCTTTGGAACGAACATTGCCAATGCTAGATACCTCATATCCAATGCAGTTAGGTATATCTTTCCACATTTCTTTCATTCTAAATCTACCAAAAGGAAACCTAGGTTTTGTGTCCGGACAACCTTATTCCTTTCTTTGATTTTTAGTTAGTTACTGAGGTTTTCTGCCTGTCTGAAAATATTCATCGTAAGCGTCAACCGTATGGCGTATTTCAGCCATAGCCACATCAATTGTTACATCTTTTTCATTCAAGGCTCTTTCTGTATAATCTTTAATTCTCATCATTAAAGATTGCGCTATTACTATATTTTTATTGTTATTCATGTTTGCATCACCCACTTTCTTCCTACAATGTGTCGCTCCAAACTTAGATTTGCCAACATATTCGTAGCAATCAACACATTTCCATTTGCCACTCTTTTTCGGTGCATCTTAACATCCATAGTATCTATGATTTTCGTTCGGATAATCGTTCCAACAATGGCAATCATACCCTTTATTCGTCTGTTCCACTATGCATCAACTCCATAAACTTCTCATACTGTTTCTGTGATACCTTGTTGTGCTTCTTATCGTCTCTAATTTCGATTTTAAGGTGCTTTTCTGCAATGTTGGATAATTCCCTCGCCAAAACCTTTTTACCTTGCTGTATGCCCTGCATATAGCCTTTAGGTGCCTTTCTTTCTCCTATTGAACCGCTTGCACGATTTTCTCCCTGACCGCCTAAACTGACATTCCTAAGCTGATAACCTTTATCGGCGTATAATCTGATATACTTTTTTTCCGCCTCGTCAAGTTGTGAAGCCGGAAGATTCATAAATTCAACTCGCCAACCATAAGGGTTCTTCTCTGCATCGTACAATCCATGCGATCGAATGCTTAAATCTATGTGCTGCTGATAGCCGGATAAATGGCTCGCCAATCTACTGATTACATGTACTGCCTGTCCGATATACGCAAATTTGAATCCGTTTTCATCCTCTCGAAGCAAGAAATATATACCGCTCTTGTCATTCAACTTAGAATTTACTTTGAGAAGTCGTTCTTTGTTCTTCTTCTCAATCGCATACACCTGTCTGTAATTCGTAGCCACCTATGCCTCACACTCCTTTAAGTCGCTTGCTATCTGGTCTAAATCAGATACAATCTGCGCAAAGCAATCTGTCGGATTTTCACTAACAAGGTCTTTAATCGCCTGTACAACGTCGTCCACGCCTTGATTGTACTGATTCTGTTCGTCAGTATCTGTAATTTCGCTTTCTTTTCTGTATCCAATAATGTAATCACAGGTGCCATCCGTATACATTCTCATGGGTTTTACATCGCAAAACTTTTTAATTTCTCTGAATGATTCAAAAGAAAAGATTCCTCGATATATAAAACTTGACGGATATACAGCTTTTGCGCCTGCAATAATTCCATCTGAAATCATTTTTCACTCTCCTTTGTTCCCTGCCGCCCACCACTTATAAAACTTAATATTTAATATTGAAATGTCCGTGTTCATTTACCCAATCAATAGCTTCCGCGTAGGTAATGCCATTGTTCTTCAGAACATACAGAAGGTTATGGAATTTAGGATGCGTTTTCTTTAATCGTTCAAATCTGCTTTCCTTTTCTAAGTGGCAGCCAAATCCGCACAGAACACATCCGGTTCTATTACATCCTGTCGTATGTAAAATCGGTCTACCTAGTTCAAATTCTTCCATATCCATAAAATCTGCAAGAGTGGTCTGCCCGGTCTCTTCATCATCCGTAACCACATCGCCATAAACAGAACATATCGGTAGATTATTTTCTTTAATGTAAAGTAACACATCTTGTTCCGTCCAAAATGACATAGGATTACTTGTTGGAATTTTCAAGTCAAATCCATTGCAACCATTCTGTAACCATTGTGAAGTTCTTAATTTGCTTTCACTTGCCATTTGAGCAGTAATAGGCACTCTGCCTGTATCTTTGTTGTATTGGTGCGCAGGCTGTTTCTTCATTACATTGCAACATTGACCAGATACTTCAAATGGTGCATTTAACATAAACAGGTATTTTGACCTGTCATACATTCTGCCAAATTGCTCACACTTAACGCCAAATAGCTGTTTTACTCTGATTGGAGCCTTCAAAATTTCACTAGGGATATTCCCCATCTTCAAATCGGCAAATGCCTTGTTTTCCTTGTCCGTTCTCCTGTCTATTCCTATTAAATCGGCTATGCGATAAGCAAACGGAATCCCTGTCTGTCTGTTTGTCTGTCTGTCTGTCTGTCTGTCTGTCTGTCTGTCTGTCTGTCTGTCTGTCTGTCTGTCTGTCTGTTAGGATTTTAATGTATTTTCTGCTATCTGCAATACATTCCGATATTTCTTTTGAAAATATTGGAAATCCATACTTTTCGCAAACCTGTGAAAATGAAATTTTCGGTTTCAAAACAATCAAATTTTGAAATGTCTGTGCAAATTTCTTTAATTCCGGATATTGTGTCGGTACATCGACGAACACCAACGGGATATCTTTATACTTGCAAACGTTTCGCACAATGTCTACCAATACTGTGCTGTCTTTTCCACCACTGAAACTGACGTAAACGCCTTCTTCTCCAAACCGATCGACCCATTCAGTTATCCTTCGTGCTGTCATTTTAATTTTTGCAGAAAGAGGAAGTGATTGCATCTGATACAAGTCTGTCATTGTATGTTTATTACCCATATCATCAACTCCTACTTAAATGGTAAATCGTTGCCTGTCAATCCTGTCGGAATATCCATAAATCCAGCATCAGCAGGCATCGGCTTCGGTGCATCCTGTGTGTTACCGCCCTGTCTACTTTCACAAAATTCGTGTTCTTCGACAACAACGTCTGTCGTGTACACCTTATTTCCGTCTTTGTTCGTGTAACTTCCTGTCTGGATTCGCCCTACAATTGCAATCTTTGTACCCTGCTTCAAATACTTTTCTGCAAACTCGGCGTTCTTTCCGAACGCAATGCAGCTAATAAAATCTGCGTTCTGTTCGTTCCCGGAATTGTCTTTTCTCTGGAATCTACGGTCAACTGCAAGTGTATATCTTGCGATTGCTAAAGGCTCCGCCGATTGTGTGTATCTGATTTCCGGATCACGTGTTAATCGACCCATCAAAATTACTTTATTCATTTTTAATACCTCCATCTCTAATATGTTAAATCATCATATTCATTGCCTTTAACGATGAAATCCTCTGCATACGTCATTTCGTATGAAATGCCTGTCTCTTTACATTTAAACTCGAAACACGCTGCACTTGCAATCCACCGGCACACATACCGCTTGCCGTTCTTATCTTCGCAAATATCGTGTTCATAGATAAGTTCTCCATCTGTATCTCTGCATCCGGTACACCGACAAATCGTATCTTTGTCAATAATATGTGCCATATCCATGAGAAGTTCTCTTGCAGATCGCATAAAGCAGGCTCCTTCAAACTTCTCGATAATGAACACAAAATTGTCTTTCCAATCCTGTATCACAATGCCACCATATACCCATTCTTTAGTGTCTGCATCAATGGCTTTGCACTGCATAGCATCCTGTTTCATTCCCATTTCATAATTCCTTTCACACCAACAATCTTGGCAATAATCGTTATCGCCATCGTGAATAAACTTTTCTGCATCGGTTGTTGTCTCACCGCATCTGTCACACTCAAACACGTAATAGTCATACTGCCTACCGCAGTTAATGCATCCTTGCGTGCATCCGACACAATCATTTTCTTTCCATCTGCTCATCATCCCACCGCCTTGTCCTGAATAATCTTGCCCGGCTTAATGCGTGTAAGAAGTCCAAGCTCCAATCCGTTGTGCGGTCTCCACAGATGCAAACAATTTTCAAGCATGTTGACGTACTCGCTCTTTTTCGGCATGATCTGATATGCTTCCTCTTCATCGTTGAAAAACGCATCCTTCAACTCGCACATTGCATACCAATCCGGCAATCGACCGTTATACGTGCAGAAACTTACGTGTTCATAACCTCTCTCATTGTTAGAAAAAACAACGCTGCCCCTATACTTCCCGACCACAATTTCTGAGCTGTATGTGTTGATGTCAATTTTTTTCACGAAAGAAAGCGTTTTCTTAATCTCTTCAATATCTTTCATGCTGTCACTCCTTTTCTTAAAACGGACACTCATTTGGGTTCCGAAGCAACCATTCCTTGCCCGGCTCTGCAACATCCACATTTGCCCCATAAGCAACTTTTTCCATTTTCTCGATAAAGCTATCGCTATCAGAATTTTCACTTGATAGATGGCACATTATGACGTTCTGCAAACTATCTGAATAGTTTGCCTTAACAAAATCACAAGCCGTGTCAATGCTTAAGTGACCTCTGAAAACGTGATTAGCTTTACTTGTGCCTCTGTCGATTAAATCCTTGTCATAATTCACACCCAAGAGAATGTGGTTTATGTCTTTAAACTTCCACTTGACAACCTCACAATCGGTTATGTAAAGCATTCTTCCCATCTCTGGGTGAGTTATCAAAAATCCATAACAAGGGCATTCGCTACCATCTGCATTTGTGTGTGTCCATCTATTGTCTGTTGTTGTCAATGGAAAATCTTTAACCTCAAATTCTCCGTATATTTTTGTGTAAAAATGCGGTTCAAATTTTTCATATGGTGCAAATGCAGGTATTCCCATTGACTCAAAATCGTTTAATGACTTGCTGTGGTCTAGAGGTGGGTGTGACTTATAATCACACCCTTTACCCCCCTTATGTTCCAATTCAATCCTTTCTTAATTTCCTTAATCGGTATTCCGCAATCAAGGATAAGTGTTTCTCCGCTTTCGGAAGTTAAGGTGTAGCAATTACCTGTACTTCCTGTTGCAATACATTTAAACTTCATAAGCTACCTTGCCTTTTCTAGTGCGATTAATGAATTCCCACACGTAATCCTGTCTTCGTCCTCTTCCTTAGACGGAACAAATACAATTACATCCCAACCATCATTAACAAGTGGCTGTTCAAACTGCTCATACACATCAAAGTCATGTATGATTTCATATCCTTCGTCTACAGCTTCTACAGTTTCATGAATTGGCGTCATCTTTACGATGCATTTTTCTTTGTCAAAATACTTGTTCATTAAATCAACATCAAGGTTGCTCTTAGAAGTAACTGCAAAATTTAATGTATATTTTCTCTTCTTCGGCATCGGAAGTTCTTTGATAATGTCGCCAATTTCCTGCAATGATAATGATTTATTTCTGAACATTTCTTTTCTGTTATTTTCATCTAAAGTATTAATAGAAAACTGTAGACCGAATCCATCTTCTCCACCATATAAAAATCCAGTTGTTACCCATTTATGTAAAAACTCTTTAAGGTTTTTATTTGATTTTGGCATCATAGTAGATACTACAGGATGATATGTATCAAAGGTTACATCTGAATTTTCACTCATAAGCATTGTGGCAATATATTCAGCAGATGTAATTACGCTTGGATTGAAAGTAGGTTCTCCCATTCTTGCATAATGCACATTCAATCTTTGACCGTGTTTGATACCCGATAAAGCAACTCCTGACATAATCTCTGCAATTAGCTCTGGTAACGTAGCATTACCATTAAAACCAAGTTTAGGACAATCGCAAAAATTACAATTCATAGGGCAACCCTTTTGTGAAGATACAGTAACTACGAGCTTATCAGTAATATCTACAGGCTTATGTTCTACATTATCAATTCTCTTATCATATCCAAGAAATGATGCCTTGATATTATTCTCTTTTCCGTAGTCGCCAACATATAGATACTCTAAGTTCAAATCCGTATCAGTAACAATTTTACCTGTATGTGTTTCTGTAATTTTTCGCATTTATGAATTTCTCCTTTCTAAACAAGTTAACCTCATACTCACACCTCGATTTCATCATCCTGTGGAAACTGGAATACATTCATATCGCAATAGGCGTTATGCTGTTCTATCATTTCATTGGTAGAAAGTGACTTTTCCATATATTCAGCAGTGCCGCTTGCAATAACTTTCATTACTTCCAATTTTCCATATCTTCCTCTCAGCATTTCCATAGCCTTAATTGCCTTTTCCTCGGTGGAATATTGTGCCAATTTTCTTCCGATATATATTCCACTAAATATACACATTATTTCTTTTTCATCTTGATACAAGACTACATTTTCGTATGGAACATCCATCGTTCCATCCTGTGAAATTACTCTCATCCTTACTCTCCCTTCATAAAATCCGGCTCTGCCGATTCTTCGCTCACGATTTCCGAATCTACAACATCCTCGTCAAAGTCAACGGAATTGGCGTTTTCTTCAATCTCGTTTTTTGAAATCTGATATACCTCATCCATTTCCATCTGCGCCTGTCGCGCCATAGGATCGTAATTCTTTGGATATTTTTTCGTCGCATTGTTGCACATTTTACGGACGATCATGCTTTCCGGCGTATCAAGCCATGCACCGCTGATATATGGTCTTGCGATCTCGCATTTAAGCATTTCATCAACCGTTTTGCACGATCTAAGAGCATTAAGAATCTCTTCTTTTTTTGCCTTAATCTCCGCTTTCTGTTTTTCCGTTGCTTTATATCTATCAGCACAAATTCCAAAAGTAACATTCATCAAGTTTTGCTTAACATGCGCCATAAGATTGATTTTTACGCTGTCGCGGTCTGCCGAAAGATATGTGATATTTCCATCATTCAGCTTCACAGGATATACAACCCTTACAGCCTTATCTGACAAGAATTTTTCTTCCCATTCCGGTTCTGTAACTGTAAGTCCTTTGTGTTTTGGTGGAATATATACATCCCCTTCCTTAATTACCCAATATGGATATACCTGTTTTACATCCTTGCCATAATTAGCGAGCAATGAATCGTAGCCGCTTCCCTCGATTCCCATTTCCACCTGTTTCTGCCAAACATCCTTACCTGTCTGAGGATCAATTCCAACTTTTACATTTCGTAACTGAAAATAGCACTCTCTCGGATATGCGCTTGCGTTCAATTTAAGTGATGCGCAACGCTTCACAATTCCTCTCAAATTGCTTGTATCAAGGTTTCTCATATCAATCTTAGGGTCACTCTTGACAAGATTGAAAATGCTTGTCATAGCTTCCATAGCGCACTCTTTCGAGTAATCATCCATCTTCATACCACAGGACTTATAATCTTCGATAATCAATCCGGTCATTGCATTGCTCCACTCGCTTAACGAAGTGGAAAATGCTTTCTTCTCTGCAATCTGTGTATTCTCTGCCATATTCTTGCCCTCCTAATCTTCTTTTACTTCCATTGCCCTAACATAGCTTCCACTACCCAAATAATCTTTCACGGCTTCGAAATTCTTTAATGGCGGAAACACAATAGGGTATTTAAGTCCATTTATCTTCACACGGCCATTCACAAATTCGTAAATATGTCCGGCTTCAAATGTAAAAGAATTGCTATCGACAACAAAAATCTTTCCGTTGTAATACTGCTCCTGTTCTACAAGATCAATCATTTCGTCATTACACCAATATCCATAATTCTTCACGCAATGACCGAAGCAATCATGGAATTTAGGAGATTCTTCGTCGAACTCAACCGCATAATCAAGGGCGTCCTGATTGTCCTTTTCGATATACTCAACTACTCCTGTTCTGCCCAAAAAATTCCGCCCAAGCTCCATAGGATTCACAAGCTTCACTCTGTCTCCAACCTTAAATTTACTCATAATCTCATTCCTCCATGTTCTTAATAATCAGTTTCTTGTCGTCTGTCCGGCGAATAACAATCAACTGTGTGTCAATCTCCGGTATTCTCCATGCATCCAGGGATTCCGTATCGTCAATGATGATTGGCATTTCCACGTCATTCTTACGCTGGAATGCACGACAAATATCAATCTCTGTAAGCAACTTTGCACCGTGGTTCATATTCCGGTTATATGGTTCTCCCTTATATATGAACTCGCAACACTCTTCTGTATCTCCGTTGATAAGCGGTCTGAATAACCGTACTTTGCAAAATTCCAAATACTGATTTACATTTTCTGAAAGAATCTCGTTTTTCTTTCGGTCGAGTTTCTTCAACAAATCAAGGATTGATTCCTGATCTGCGATCTTCTGCTGTGTGTCGCTCTGCTGTTCACGAAGCTGTGATATCTGATTATCAATGTAATCATTGACCGATGCCTTTCCGATTTTCTCCGTTACATCCAGCAGATCATGTTGCAGTTTTTTAAGTTCTTCCTTTAAGGAATCGGTCAAATTTGAGCCAATCGCTTCCTTATTATAAAGAGCTTCTTTTTCGTCCAGTTCTGTCTTTACTTTCTTATATTCAGAAGTGTTCGTGATATCAACGCAAACCGGCATACCGTCAATTCTGTTGTTCAGAGAATCATATTCTGTCTGTAATTCAGATACTTTCTTTCCCTGTTCCTGTATTTGCTTCTCTGTCTGTTCAATCTCTGCCTTGCAGCGGTCGATTTCGGACTTCTCGAAGTTCCCACTTGCAACAATGTTGTCAAGTCTCTGTTTCTTTGTCTCTTCGTACCTCTCCCGGATTTCGTCGGCATTCTCCAACTCTCTATGGCAAGTAGGACAGATCGTGTCATTTTCTCCGATTGTTTCTGCGTTGGTTCGCTTCCACTCTTCGGCATATTGCTCACGAAAAGCAACATGTCGCTTAAATTCCGCTTCAAGGCTCTCTTTCATGCGCAAACGATCGTTTTGCAGATTCTTCAGTGCAATCAATTTCTCGTTGACATCAAACGACTTCTGCGTAAGCTCCGCTCTAGTATCATCAAGGTTCCCGTTCGCCTTGTTTTGCAAGCCGGACAGTTCAAATTTAAGGTTCAAAATCTCCTGCCCTAAAGCATCATGCTCCGCCGATGCATCCTTAATTTTGGCATTCACATCTTCAATCTTGGATTCAATGTCTGACTTCATCGACTGCAACTGCGACACATCAACATTCGTCTTTTGCTTCATCAATTCGTCGATACGTGGTGCATATTCGTCTGCAATCTGTCTAAGTCCTTTAGACGATGATTTTCCACGTGAGCCATTCAGAGTGCGATTGCAACGCTCTTTCAGTTCCTTAATTGTTCCATCCGCAAGCATCGGTACAATAGGTGCAAACTGTTCATCTTCCTGTGCAATATCTAATGTCGTTTTATCTCCGAATGTCTTTTCCAACACAGTTCGTTGGTCTGCCGGTGACTTCTTCAACAACGATTGAGCATTCAAGCAATACTGCAATCTGTCAGCATCCAAAAAACCATCTTCAAGAAACTCTGCGTAGTCCTTAACTTTCTTTGGAACATCATTGATGTACGAATCTGTAATGTTTCCGATGAAGTCTCCGTTCTTGTTGATGCTTTCACGAAAAACCTTTTTCATTTCTTTCTCTGTGCCATCTAGCTCAAACGTAACTGCACACGTTGTCTCGATTCCCGAATAATCATTTCCGGATTCATCGTGCGGTCGGATTCCTGTGATTTCCTTGCCATTATCATCCCGGCAATTAAGAACATACTGCACAGCACGCTTGATAGTTGTCTTGCCGGATTCATTCACTCCACAAATCTCTGTTCTGTCTGCGATATCAGCATCAACAGTATTTGCACCGAAGAATTTACCGAAATTCTGCAAGAAAATATGCTTAATTCTTATTTTTTTCATCCTTTATCTCCTTTCTCATAATTTCGTCGATTACGCTAAACGTAAGATCATACGAAACCTTATTCAGCCGATCTCTGAATTTTTCATCTGTAATCGACCGACCAAGAATCATTGACCCGATCAATCTTGTTGTAGTCTCGGCATTTGCACCACCTCTTACCGCTCCGGCATACAGTTTGAACATCGGAAAATCCTTAAATTCCGCTGACAAAGTATCAACTGATGCGTCTTTCGTGTTCTCAACGTATTCTGCAAACTCTTTTTCGAAGGAAACTTCCTCATTCACTTCATCTTCCAAGTGCAGATTGTTCAAGTCAAACATATTCTTTACTTCTCCCATTCCTTTTATTTCTCCCTTCCATTTTTCTATAAATTCTTAATGCTTTGTCGATTCGGTCATAATTCCAATATCCATAGACTGTAAGTACCATGCCGATGATTAAGATAATCTTCGGAACCAACTGAAACTCATCCGAAATAGAATATGCGCCTGTGAGTGCCATAATGCTTCCGGCAACCACGTATGGGTTGAATCTTCTCATCTTCTTGCCCTCCGAATATAATTATCAATTGTCACTCTTCTTCCTGTTTGCTTGTGAACCAGGAATAAATGAAAAGAAGTTTCTCTCCGAACCATCCATTCATCTACGTTGTACCCTTGCGAATGTACGATTTCTTTCTGCGTTCTCGTAAGTTTCTTGGGTTGCTTCATTACTCGCGCACCTCCACAATCTCACCATTTACCATAGTGTAAAATGTGTTTTCTTTAATCTTCTCTCCGTCGACGCGCACCATCTTGGCACCTTTAAGCGACCATCTATCCTGCTTCCAGTAATTGCGTTCGTCGCCTTCCCAGTCAGCCAACACAAGATAAGAGCCTAACACTCCCTTTGCCTTTCCGTGATATCCCCACGCTACAGCAATACTGTCTTTATCTTCTGCCGATGAAGCACCTTTATATCCGGTAGCCGATGAAGCACTGCAATATCCGGTAGCCGATGAAGCACCGTAATCTCCGGTAGCCGATGAAGCACCGTAATCTCCGGTAGCCGATGAAGCACCG